CGCACCATGTCAACCGCCGAAGGACAGGAGTGAGTAATGGCTAAAGTCGTTATCACTAAATGGGCGTGCGACCGTTGCGGCGAAGTCCACGAGAAGCAGCCAGAGACCCGTGGCCGTGATCAATATGTCCTTAAAATGACTTGCGTTGGCGAGTGGTCAAGCTGGGACATATTCGATTGGAAGGAGCTTTGCCACCAATGCAACAGAGACGTTGAAGCGGCGTTGGACGCCTTGCGTTATCGTTCTGCGGCTGATTCAAGCGCCAAGCCAACCGATGGGGGCTCACAGTGAAAGATAAATACATCGTTCATGCCGTGTGCATTCCGCTATGTTTGGCCATAATTTTGCATGGCGTTTTAACGGGTCAAAGTCCGAACAATGAACGCGATCAATCAAGGCTATATGAATTATGCCTCTCCAATCATTCTATGGCTGATTGCGACAGCCGCCGCGATAAAGGAATGTTCAAGTGACCGCGCCGGATAATATTTGGACTATGAACGAAGATGAGAAGCAAATCCTGATGGACCACGTTCACCGCATAGAGGCTGCAAATGGCAAAGAGTGATTTCATATTAGGGCGACGTGCCTGTCGTGAAGCTTTCCGGGCAGGCGGAGCTTTCACCGTCTCAGCCTACGTCTATCACGGCAACGGACGCCCTCATATGCGTTACACAGACCCGATACAGAACCAACCGAAGCCAACCAGCCAGATTAGCTATCGCATTCGCGTTACGCCAAAACTGCAATCTTCAACCAAGAGGAACCAACCCATGTACTTCTACGAGACAGCACAACCTTCCGGCAAATGGACCCCCCGTGTGAGTGGCGACATGCCGAAGATCCACGTGTCGGGGGGCATCCGAAGAATCAGTGATGGCTGCGGACCAAGGATCAGCTTCGAACCTGTTCTGGTGGCCGAGGAGCATCGGCACTTGACCTTGACTGATCTTGCCAACATCTACGGCCAGAACACCAACACTGCGTTGCTTCTATCGAAGACGATGCTCGTCAGCCCCGGCGAAGCTTCTTCGAATGACCAAGCGGTCGGGAAACTGCCATCTTTCAAAGCTTTGTACCGCAACTACAAGGGCGAGGCTTCAATGCGTGAGATCATTCCGATCCGGGTATGGTTCGGCAACACGCAGTGGCATCCAGAAGACCAATGGATGATGACTGCTTTCGATCTTGGCAAGCAAGCGAACCGGGACTTCGCTCTCAAAGACTTCGGCAACATTAACGAAGTCGCCAGCACTGACGGCATCAATCAAGCCATCGAGCGGGTTGAGCGTCTCAATTCCGCAATGAAGGAAGTCGAAGAGCATCTCTTCGTGGAGCTGTCTCTGCGCCAGCAGGTCGCTCTCAAATTCTCAGCTGCTCGTCTGCAGCGGCACGGCATCGCGGGCCTTGCAGAGAGCTTCGCCCTCGCTGACGCTTTCCTGGCCTTCCCTGAGCCCAAGGAGAGCGAATGATGAGACGCTTCTTCATGAGGATCGTCTGCTGGCTGGATGACCACAAATATGGCCCGTCCAGATCAGTATCCTGGATCAGCGAGAGAGCTTATCCAAGGATGAAGACCTGCCAACGTTGCGGCAAGGAGGAGCTGGTCGAATGACTGTTCGATTCATCACTGCGACAGAGATACCGCTGCAGAGCTTCACTCTCCTTGGTATCAATGTCAAGACGAAGACTGACGCCATAGGGCGATTTGGGACTGGTCTCAAATACGCCGTAGCAGTCATCTTGCGTCATGGCGGAACGATCAGGCTCTTCATATCCGGGACGGAGTATGAGTTCTACCTCCATGGTCTTAAGTTCAGAGGCAAGGACTTCCAGCAAGTCAGAATGCGTAAGAGAGCAACCTTCGGTGGTTGGTTGTCCTCTAAAGCTTTGCCATTCACGACCGAGTTCGGCAAGGACTGGGGACTGTGGCAAGCCTACCGCGAGCTGGAGAGCAACACTCGCGACGAGAGCGGCCACACCACATCAGATGGCATTCAGCCTGAAGCATACAAATCCGGGACAGTGATCGAAGTTGACTGCCCCGGCTTCCAAGAGGCTATCGACGAAGAGCAAGTTTTCTTCGATCCCGGCGATAAACCCAAGGTCAACTCTTGCGACATCTTCGATATGTACGAAGGCGAGAGCAAGCATTTCTACTATCAAGGGATCCGGGTATATACTCTGCGTTATCCTGCCCGGTTCACTTATAACTTCAAGTCTCCATATGTGAGGCTGACGGAAGACCGGACCGCAGATAATGCATTCTCTCTGTTCTATTGGATCGCACAAGAGGCCATGAAGCTAAGTTCCAACAATCTGGTAACGAGGATGCTTGTGAAGTCCGATAATCCTTGCATGGAGACCCATGATCTCAACTTTGACGTGGATAAAAGAGGCTCAGATGTGTTCGTGAACACCGCGCGAGCAATGCACGCTGGGGGGTCGCTCGGAAGGTCTTATTCTAATTGGTTCGCTTCTGCTCCAGTTAACCAGGAACCGGGCCTGAAGGAAGTCAGTTACAGCCTCACCAACCCTGAATGGGAACTGATCATTAAGGCTGTCGAGCGTGGCCGCCATTGGGATCAAGACTGGTCCGATGACAGCGAGCGTGCCTACCAACGTCTTCTCCGCAAACGCGAACCATTCTGAGGTAACCATCATGCCAAAGCGCCACTGGTCAGAGATCATGACTTGCTCATGCGGAGCACGGTTCACGGACTACGCTAGGGAAGCTTATCATCGCCACAACTTCCCTCTTGTCTGCCGTAAGCCTAAGACGAAGAAAACAGCAAGAACGGCTGAAAAAGAGCGTGCTACTGCGCTTCAGGCGAGAGATAAGCGGTCTTGAGGGTCGTCTCCTCCGCGAAGCGAGTGCAACGTCTTTACGCCCTTTCAGGCTAGAATGACTCAAGCTCGCTTCGCGACCTGACGATCTAATCCGGCTTCCCGGCCTTAAGGAGATGATGATGCAAAACTATGACAAGGCGGAATACGTTGGACCTGATCCAGCTTACGCAGGCCAGAAAGCGGATATCAGACCGCTGAATAAAGCTAAGAGCGAGCTCTCGGGAGACAGTCCGATTGAGGTGCGCTGGGAAGACCCGAACCTTCCAAAGAATGATGACTTGGGATATTCCCCAGTTCGGGATGATTGGCATTATCACATGGCCAAGAACTTCAAGATCCTTGTCCGCGTCCCTGCAGCTTAGCTGATGGGCGGACCTTCGCATGCTCGCTGCATAAGAGGCGGCGACAACACTAAACTCTGCAGCTTCTGCGGAGCCAACCCAGAAGAGGATTGTCCTCTTCGAATCAGGAGACGCCTCATGGCAGTTAAAGACAAAGAAGCGGAGACCCTCGTCGTCAAGAACGAGAACGCAGTCACGCTCCAAGACCAGGCAACGGCAGTCGCGAACTTCAACGACGATGATTTCTTCGGCATCAACACGGGCATGGACGAGGTCACTTCTGCCGACGTCACCCTGCCGCGTTATACCATCCTGCAGGGCTTGTCGCCGCAAGTCAACAGTCGCAAGGACGAATACGTCGATGGCGCCCAGATGGGCATGATCTTGAACACTGCTTCCAACAAAGTCATGAACAGTCAGCGGCTGGTCTTTGCCTATTACCAACGCCGGAACATCGAATGGACACCGCGCGATAAGCCATGTCCGATCGAAGGCTTGCCCAAGCCGCTGGGCGGGGGGTTGTATCGCGACTATGGGACCGACGACAGCATCCTCGAAGAATGCGTCCGTTGGGAAGAGAACGGTTCGCTGTGGACCCCCCGTGGGAACGAGCTGGTCGTGACCGGGACGTGGTATGTCATCGACCCTGACACCTTGTCCATGGGCTGGATCGGGATGGGCAAGACCCAGCTGACTTCGTCCAAGAAGCTGCTGGCTGGCATCCGCGACGAGAAGTTCATCCATCCTTCGAAGGGCCTGCAGCCTGCTCCGATGTTCTTCCGTGTTTGGGAGATGTCGACCCGTCTGCGCGAGTTCGACGGCAACGAATGGTTCGTCTGGCAGCACAAGCCCGGTGAGCTGATCCAGAACCACGTCAACGGTCGGGCCATTCTGGAAGCTTGCCGCGAGGTCAGCCGGACGATCCGCGAAGGCGAGATGCAGATCGATGTCACTGTCGGTGAGACCGACAGTCAGACGCAGAAAGGCGGTTCGGTCGATCAAGGTGGCCGGATGTAGGGATCCCGAAAAGCCCGCACGGGCCTGCATGCGAATATGGGTGTATGCCAGAGGGACAGCTGGCATTTCACGACCAGAACGATGCTAGGGGTTGGCGAGGACGGAAGCTTCTGCCGTGACAGCCGGAGAGACGGCACCTTTTCCAAGCTAGGTAAGCCTATGTTAATGATGGGAAACCAAGCTATCATCTTTTGAGTACGAAGGTACCTTGAAGATGAGATTGACACCCTTGCCCATTCCTTGAGGGCTTTGACCCAGGAGACGAACATGCCTCAATTTTTGACTGAACCGGAATATGCTGGCTTCGTGGCTTCACGGGTTAAAGACCCTGAGCTGCTTCTGCAGCAAGTTACGGCAGAGAAGCTGCATCAGATTCATATGGCGACTGGCCTGTCCACCGAAGCTGGCGAACTGCTTAGCGCTTTCAAGGCTTCGGTTTTCTACAACAAACCTCTCGACATGGCGAACGTGATCGAGGAGCTTGGCGACATTGAATTCTATCTTGAGGGTGTCCGGGCCTTGATCGGCGTGACGCGTCAAGAGGTTCTTGCTGGCAACGTGGACAAGCTGTCCAAGCGCTACAAGGACAAGTTCACCGATGAGCAGGCCAAGGCTCGCGCCGACAAGGAGCAGTCCTGATGCTGGACGTGAATGCTATCCAGGAAGGCACCAAGGTCCGGTATCGTCCTTCGCCTGTCGCCCAAGGGACCCTTGGGGGGACTTTCATCCGTTCCGCTAGGGCCAAGGAGCCTGCAGCGATGATCCTCTTCGAAGGTGAAGAGACCCCCCGGATCGCTTACTGCGCTAGGCTTGAGCTCGCGGACTGATCGCGAGCCTTTCCAATTTCAACGCTAACAACAAACCATAAGGAGACGACCATGACGGAGAATAACGAAGAGTTCTTCGGTGACGACCTTCCGGAGACCACGGACAACAACAACACTGCGAGGGTCATCTCTACCTTCAAAGAGTTGATGGAAGCTCAAGAGCAGTTTGACCAAGTCACGGAACTGGCTGAAGGGCTGAAGGCGAAGATCGGAAAGATCAAGACCGATACCTTCCCAGATCTGCTTCGCGAGATGGGCACGGAGATCTGGCGTGACCCTGAAACTGGCATCACCGTTGAACTCGAGACCTCGGTCAACGCTTCTCTGCCGAAGGATCGCGAGAAGCGGAACGAGATCTTGCACGCTCTTCGCCCGCTTGGCATCGACGAGATCTTGGGCGAAGAGTTCAACGTCACCTTCATCCCAAACGATGTCCGTTCTCCTGTCCTCCGCCGCTTGCTTGGTATCCCTGAGCCTGTGGAGGAGCTCATCGAGGATGATTCTGCGCCGACTGCTTCTCCGAAACTGACCAATATGCAGATCGATGCTATTGAGCAGTTCCGCGAAGCCTTCGCGCTTGGCGAGATGCCAGCTGAAGAGAAGCTTGGCGTCCATGCCAGCCGCCTCGGTGCCTGGCTTCGCAAGAAGATCAACGACGGCAAAGGTGCAGAAGTCACCGCCGCTGGCATCTGGCACGGCAAGAAGGCCGAAGTCAAGAAGCCTAAGCAGAAGGGAGCTAAAGCATGAGCGAAGTCTCTGAACCTCCTTTCATCACCGCGATGTACGCAGCAACCTTCACTGGCAAACAGATCGATTTTGATCATATCAGGCTTGAAGATATCAGTATCGTCGACATCGCTGTTGGCTTGTCTCAGCAGTGCCGTTACGCTGGGCAGGTCTGGCCGTTCTACTCGGTCGCCGAGCACAGCGTCCTGGTCAGTCAGCTGGTGCCTCAGCAGCCAAGGAGCCGCTTACCGCTGCAGGCTTTGATGCACGACGGGCCGGAATACATCCTCAACGATATGATCCGGCCCGTCAAGCGTCGGATCACTGGCTATGACGATCTAGAAGATCGCGTCATGTATGCGATCGACAAGCGGTTCCGGCTGGACTACACCGTCGAAGCTTGGAAGTCCATCAAGCACTTCGATGACCTGATCACGGTGGCAGAGCGTCGCAAGCTTATGCCACGTCTTGACCCGGCCAAGTACGGACGGGGGGTCAATGAGCTTGATGTCCCGCAAGTGCATTTCAAATGCATGTCTCCCCCCGTCGCTTGTCTCTCCTTCCTGCATCGGTTCATGCAACTGACGGAATGGACGCCGGACAGCGCAGAACGTGAACTGATCGAGATGATCATGAAGACGAGGTTCTGACCATGGATGATGCAAAGCAGTTGACGATCTTCGGCGCGGGTTTGGCAGGCTTGATTGCTGCCCGCATGCTGATCGAGCGGAAGCCTGTCATACTTGAGCAGAAGGATAAGCTTCCGAATAACCATCACGCTCTGCTCCGTTTCCGCAGCGACGCTGTCGGGGAAGCGACCAACATCCCGTTCAGGAAGGTCTCTGTTTCCAAGAACGTGATCCAAGATGCAGGTAGCAACCAGATCAGGAATGCTGTGATCTATTCGCGCAAGGTCTCTGGGATGATCCATTCCAGATCAGTTATGGATCTTTCCACCGTCGATCGCTACATCGCACCGAAAGATCTGGTAGCCCGCCTTGCCTCGACTGCGGACATCCAATACGGCAAAGACTTCCTCGGATGGTCTAGCAACCTGATCAAGCCTCATGGCCCAGTGATCTCGACCATCCCCGTCCCTGTCATGATGGAGATGTTCAAATGGAAGGATGCTGTCAAGTTCTCCAACAGGGCTGGGTGGACTATCAAGGCTTCCATCAACCCTGATCTTGATTGCAAGCTCAATGCGACCATCTACTCTGCTCGAAGCAGCGATATTTGGTACCGGGCTTCCGTGACAGACGATCATCTCATGATCGAAGGGGCTGGCAGCGAAAGTATTGACGCTGACCAATGCCTCGACATCTTGAATTCCGTCGTTGGCCACTTCGGACTTATGTACGGAGACTTGACTACTTTTGCGTGCCACGGGAATGCCTATCAGAAGATCTCTGACCTAAGCGTTTCTGACCGTGAATCTGTCAAACGTTTCGTGATGTGGTTATCCAACAGGCACCAGATCTATTCGCTTGGGCGTTTCGCTACTTGGCGCCCAAAGCTTCTGCTCGACGACCTCGTCAACGATGTCCGCGTCATCGCGCGGTTGATCGATGGCGAATCAAGCTACCAAGAAACAATCAGAGGTTGAACGATGGAATACGAAGCCAATCAGAAACGCCAGCACGTCAACATTGTTGCTGCCACTTTCATTCATCCTGTCGCTGCTGCAGCGATGCTGATCTTCACGAAGTCGACACGTCTTGAGATGTCTCCTGGCGGGTTGGAAGAAGTAAAGCAGAAGTGCTTCGCTGAGCCGGAATGGATGATGCAGGAGCTGGACTACATGTCCAAGACCATCCGGTCGAGCTGGGAATTCCTGGACATCACCTTCGCAGTCCGCAACGTGTCACGGGCCTGTGCGCAGCAGATGACCCGGACCCGGTTCACGCCGATCGATGGCGACCTTTTCGCTTCCTATGCTATGCAGTCGCAACGCGTGACCGATATGTCCGGAATGGGCTGGCACAACCCGTTCGACGCTGAAGAGCAGCAGGACCGCTTCGAAGAGTTCGAAGCTCGCATGCAGGACATCGTCCATGGCCATTATGAGATCATGGTCAATGATGGCGTCAAGCTCGAGGACGCGCGGGGGGTACTTCCCGTAAACCTTCACTGCAACCTCATTGCGAAGTACAACCTTCGCATGCTGGTCGATCTGGTCCAGAAGCGCGAGAGCTATCGGGCGCAAGGCGAGTTCAACACGGTTGCCCGGGAAATGCGCGAAGCTCTGGTCGAGATGTGGCCTTGGGCGAGCTTGTTCCTGCGTCCGAAGAACGATTTAGCAAAGTCTGCTGTCCAAGATCTTCGTGTGTCGATCGAGAAGGCGGCAGACCAAGTTGGCCAGAAGCTTGCTCATGAGATGATGATCAAGCTTGCCAAGGTCGATGACATCCTTCAAGGAGACTGACATGTCAACGACAGGGATCATTGATGTCGAAGTTATCTATCGGCATCACACCGACCGCGCTATCTGCGTCTGGACAGACGAGACGGCGAGAGACGACATCTGGCTTCCGCTTTCAGCCGTAGAAGTTGATGGTCTGAAAGCTCGTGGCCGCAAAGTCACAGTCACCGGACCAGAGACCATGTTCCTCGAGAAAGGGCTCATCTGATGAAAGACATTGAACTGATAGTCTGCGATCTTGACGGAACTTTATGTGACGTCAGGCATCGTCAGCATCTTGCTCAAGTCGGGCAATGGGACGAGTTCCATTCTCTGCTTGAGCTTGACTCCCCCCGGCCTATGGTGCTGGCCATGATCAAGCATATGCTGACCTTGGAATCTGAGCCAAGGTTCGTATTCCTGACTGGCAGGCCGGACAACCACAGAGGCCAGACAATAGCTTGGTTGGCCGAGAAATGCGACCTGCTCGAAATCGACGACTACAATGAGCTGCTCATGCGCGGTAAGGATGAGTATGGCTCAGATACGGTCATCAAGCAAGAACTTCTGGAATCATATATCGCTTCCGAGTTCTCTGGCTATGACCCAGAAGAGATCAAGTCGAGGACTTTGATCCTCGACGATAGAGATAAAGTGGTAGCCCACTTCCGAGACTTGGGCTATGAAACGTGGCAAGTCAACGAAGGAACATTCTGATGAAAGATGACCTCGACAAACCTTACGTTCCGAACGTGTTCGTTGTCACTGGGGCGAGCAGCGGCCTTGGTAAAGCTATCGCCGATCAGCTGGCTACAAGGCCAGACAGCTTCGTGCTCAGGATCCATGGGCCCAACGAAGAGGGCGCAAGGTACTGGCCCGGTGACATGGACGAGTGCTGGACTGATCTGGCGTCAGAGACCGAATCGGCATTGACGGCCGATTGGATCAAGGATCGCACAAGAAGGTATATCGAACAGGTTTCCAAGACTGCTTGGAATGAATCCGAATGCTATCCGGTTCTGATCAACTGCGCAGGCATCAACTACATCGAATGGTTCGATCAAGCTGACTTCAGCGAGTTCGACAAGCTGATGAATCTGAATGTCAAGGCTGGCCTGATGCTCACTCACTATCTGATTGGGAAGAAGCCTCCAGCCGTTCAATCAGATCACGAGAACTGGTTCCGTGGCACCGGAGCTATCTTGAACATCGTGTCGAACGCGAGCCACGTCGCTATGACTAACTCTGCGTTCTACAATGCTTCCAAGGGCGCATTCCACATCGCAACTCTTGCGTTGGCGCGCGAACTGCGCAAGACGCACGGCATCTGCGTCTTTGGGATCAGCCCCAACAAGCTGTCTGGGACTTCGATGTCAGAATACATCGAGAACAGGGTACCTTCGCTGCGTGGATGGACGCCAGAGCAGGCCGCAAGCTACCAGCTGGCAGCGTTGCCGTCGGGGGAGGAGACTGATCCGATCATCCTTGCCGAGTTCATCGGGTTTCTTCTTTCGAAGCCTGAACGCCACAAATACCTCACCAACACTGTAATCCCTTACGGAGCTTGAAATGCAAGAAATCCATCCTTTGGCTACCAAGAATGTGGCTTTATCCCCCCTCGCTATGTTCCTGAAGATCGACCAGTTGGCCTTCTTGGCCCGGACCGACGAGGACGTCGCTTCGATCAAGAAGATGCTTCGCCTGGAAGAAGCGAACTGGGTCGAAGACGAAGTCGCAGCTCGCGGTTACGTCCGTGGCGCGGGCGACGAAGCAACGAACTTCGCTCGCTTGCTCTTCAACTACGATCTTGGGATCGAAGTCGAGATCTTGCGCTATTTGAACGGCGCGAACTATCCCGACATCGGCGAAGTGCCTTCCTGCAAGCTCGCCCATATCGGCATGCATGTGGACAAGGGCGAGAAGATCCCGGTCGGGCTTGTCGACTTCGTCTTCGCATTCCCGATCATCCAGCAGGTCGAGACTATCGCCCACACCAACGAGTTCTTGATCAATACGGGCCGGAAATATCGCTATACGATTTACGACACTCGTGAATTGCTTGGCGTGTACTTGAAAGTCATCGAACGTCTGGAGCAAGAAGCATGAGTGAATCTTCCCATGCTTTCAATCACAGCACGGGGAAATGCGACTGGTGCGGAGCAACAAGGTACTCCGTGCCAGTCAACGATGTCTGCCTTAAGAGAGGAGAAGACATCTATGCCCCGCAACCAGAATTCCAATCCATCCGAGGTAAAATAAAGCCGATATTCTTGAAGGGGATGGATCAAGAAATGCCAGAAGAAGAGACCCGGTTGCCTTTCGTGGCTTCGAAGCTGCATGGGCTCGCTGATCTATTCGCTGAAAGGAATGCAGTCTATAAGGACAACTTCCGTATGGTGGGCAGGATCATGGTCGCCATGTTCCCAGAAGGGATCGAGCTGAAGACTGAAGAAGACCACAACAAGTTTCACCTCTTCATGCTTAAGATCGTCAAGCTTTCACGATACGTCGTCAACTACGACCAAGGTCATATAGACAGCATCGACGATGATATCGTGTACACTGCCATGGTGGCGGCGCTGGACGAGGAAGCGAGAGCGAGTAGGTCTGAAAATGGCCAGCAGGCTTGAGCAAGAAACAGCTTCTTGTAGCGTCGCCAGCCAACCGAGTGGCGACGAGCTGAGTGGCTTTCTTGGCCATTTTCTTGACCCCGAAGATCTGTCAGCTCAGGATGACTTCCTTCACAAGGCTATGGCTATTGGAGCTGCTCGCAGAAGAGAGTTGCTCAGCCAGATCTTCGAAAGATGCCGTTGGGAAGGTGCCTGCCTGATCTGGCAAGGCAGTCATTCTGGGGAAGGAAGAGGCGGCGGATACGGCAGGATGAGCTTCGAGGGAACGACAGCCTCTGTGCACCGGATAGTCTATGCAATAGTGTATGGCCCTATACCGCCAAAGAAGCAAGTGGATCACGATTGCAATACGAGGCGGTGCTGCAATCCGCTTCACATGAAGCATATGACCCACAAGAAGAATCAGAAACTCAGGGACAAGAGATCCCGGACAACTTAAGAGGGACGACAATGGTTGCCATCGTATTCGACACAGAGACGACAGGGTTCATAAGCAGCATTGATGCTCCTCTGAACACTCAGCCGAAGATCATCGAATTGTTCGCATTGAAGATCGACGAACAGAATTTCGAGATCATCGACGAGCTTGAGCTATTGATTGATCCAAGGGAAGACCTGCAGGAAGAGATCATTCGGGTCACCGGGCTGAATGATGTTGACCTGAAGGGCAAGGGAGAGTTCGCTATCCATGCGAATGCAATCAGCGACTTCTGGCTTGGGTCAAACAGTTCTGTCGGGCACAACATCACGTTCGACTGCGACATGCTTGAAGTCGAGTTCAAACGGCTTGGCCGCGTCAACCGTTTCCCATGGTCGCCGAAGCGTATCTGCACGGTCGAGGCTTCAGAACACTACTTCGGAAGAAGGCTCAAGCTGATTGACTTGCATACCTACCTGTTCAGCGAAGGCTTCGAGCAAGCTCACCGGGCGAGGAATGACGTGATGGCAACCTACCGTTGCGTCAAAGAGCTTCACAGGCGGGGGGATCTTATTTTCTCTTGATTAACGCTTTTATTGGTGCTTCTGCCAGCCAGGCAGGGCATCTTTTCAACGACAAGAGGAGACGAGCCTTGAGAATTAGAAGTGGTTATTCCTTCCGTACAGCGTACGGATTCCTTGAAGACGTGATGAGTAGAATTGATACGGAATACGCCCCCCTCACGGACAGGGCGTCTGCCTATGGGTTCAACCGTTGGCGCAAGCTGTGCGTCAAGAAAGGCCGCAAGCCTGTATTCGGCGTTGAGATCGCTGTCACTGATTCTCCTAACGCCAAGAAGATGAATCTGAACCATGTGACCTTGATCGCGACCAATAGCCTAGGGCCATTGAACTCTGCTATTGAGCTTGCCTTCAGTAAGTTCAGGTTCGAGCCTGTCCTTACCTACAACGATCTTAACGCAATCGATCCAAGCATCAAGGTAATCCTTGGCCGCCGGATTGATCCGCAGATGCTCGATAATCAGCGCGAATGGTATGTGGCCGAAGGACCAAGCCAGATCCCGGCGATGAAGCGTATGGCTACTGAGTACGGATGGAAGCCTATAGCGAGCTCAGACAACCTGTACCCTTCGCCAGAAGATAGGCACGCATTCCTGATCACCCTTGGCCGCGATTCAAACACTCAGACTTGGGCTCAGCACATCATGTCCGATGCTGAGCTTCGAATGCATGCTTCTCCTGAAGCTTTCGCGAACCGGGACGCTCTGGCAGCGATGTGCACTGCCGACATGCTTACTCCTAAGCTGGTCAAACCTGCCACAGATAAGACCGTTGAGCAGTGGTGTCTGGATGCAGCCATTGGGCTTGGCGTGAACCTGCAGGATCCAGTGTATTGGGCGCGCTTCGAGCGTGAGCTTAAAGTCGTCAAGCAGCTTGGGTTCGAAGACTACTTCTTGATCATCGCTGATCTTGTGCGCTTCGCCAAGACCAAGATGTTCGTAGGTCCAGCTCGCGGTTCGTCTTGCGGTTCATTGATATGCTATCTGATGGGCATCACTACAGTCGATCCGATTGAGCATGACCTTCTGTTCGAACGTTTCCTAGATCCTGGTCGTGCCGACCTTCCGGACATCGACATCGACTTCAGCCACCAGCGCCGCGATATGGTGTTCACTTATCTATCGGACACTTACGGCAGAGATCACGTCGCTCGCCTTGGGACGATCTCCTTCATGCGTGAGCGTCAACTGGCTAAGGAAGTCTCAAGCGCGCTCAAGGTTCCTCACTTCAAGTTTGAATCCGTCATCAACAACGTTGAGAAGAACGAAGGCAACACTACGCTTATGATGGCCCTGCAGAACACGCAGGATGGCGCTAAGCTGATGAGAGAGCATCCTGAGCTCGAGATCATCGGTCGGATCGAAGGTCATCCTAGGCACCACTCCACCCACGCGGCTGGGGTCGTTGTGACTGACCTTCCTGTCCACGAGTACGTGGCTGTGGACGCCAGATCCAACACGGCAGAGGTTGATAAGAAGGATGCAGAGGACCTAGGTCTTCTGAAGATCGACGCTCTTGGGCTTAAGCAGTTGTCCATCTTTGAGGATTGCCTTGAACTGATTGGCAAGCCATTCACTTGGTTGCAGAAGCTTCCGCTTAATGATCAAGCTGCGTTCAAGGTTCTCAACGACAAGCTATTCTCCGGCGTATTCCAATACAACGGCAGAGCAGTGCAACAGGTATCTTCGTCCTTCAATATCGAACAATTCGAAGATATGGTTGCCACAACTGCACTAGCTCGCCCCGGCCCACTTGGCGCTGGTGGCACAGACAAGTGGATTGCAGTCAGGAGAGGCGAAGCAACGGCAGCAATCGAGCATCCTGCCTTCGAACCAATCCTCGCCAGAACCAAAGGTATCGTGCTGTACCAAGAGCAGGTCATGCAAGCAGGTCGCGAGATCGGCGACATGGACTGGGTGCGAGTGACCAAGCTTCGTAAGGCTGTCCAGTACTTTGGAGGCTCCAAGGGCATGGAAGAGTTCCGGGATGAGTTCATGATCGGAGCTAAAGCTAAAGAGATACCTGAGGACGTGGCCACTCGTTTCTGGGATGATCTTTTGACCTACGGTTCGTACGCATTCAACCGTTCCCACGCTGTTGCTTATTCGATGATCTCATATTGGTGCTGCTACCTAAAGGCTCATCACTCTCTTGAATACGCTGCAGCCCTTCTCAACCATGAAGCTGACCCATCAAGACAGCGGATGCAGCTCAGAGAGATGGAAGCGGAAGGAGTAAAATACGTCCCAGTGGATCCGGAGACTTCAGGTCTCAAGTGGCAGGTGACCAAGAACGGCCTAGTTGGCCCGATATCTCTGGTCAAAGGCATGGGCGCTAGAACAGCCCAAGAATACATAAGAGCGAGAGACCGGGGGGTCGATCCTCCAAAACGTGCAATGACGCTACTCAAGGATCCAGTCACCCCCCTCGACAGCTTGACGCCGATAACGCGTTCGATCAGCAACAACCATCCTGATCTGACTGCGATCAACATCTTCTCTGCGCCTACCAAGGTAGATGAGCTCGGAGACCGGGCCCAGCGCGACTTGCTGCTCCTGCTCCGGTTGGTCAAGGCCAAGCCAAGGAAGGATGACAAGACTGGCGGAACCAAGATGACTGCTCTGATGGAGGATGACACCGGAGAGATCAAGGTCTTCTTCAATGGCCGCAAGTACAACGAATACGGAGCCGCTATGCTTGACCGTGGTCGGGTAGGTACGACCCTATGGGCAGTCAAAGGTTCTCAACCTGACGGTGGCGGGATCATATTCTGCGACGCTATCCGCTATCTGGGAGAGTTCAAACAATGAGCATCTCTCCTATCCAGAATTCAAGAGCTGTTATGCTCTATCTTGACAGGATTGGCGCCACTGTCCGCACTCTATTCTCTGCTACGATAACCACGCAGAGCCTTGGATATGAGAAGGAAGTCTACAGCGTAAGGTTCACTAGAGAGGGTCAAGTCCGTGGGCCTGCTCACTTGCTTCCTAATGCAGAGGAAGCTAAGGAGATTGAATCAGACATCGCCAAGATGAAGTTCCCTAAGCAGGTGACCGTTGCGGCGTTGAGCAATTCCAATCTCCCTGAGCTGATCCTCAATGCTCCGAGCGAGAAGTTATTCATATTCAAGAAGCCTAACGGCGGCGATATACGTTTCATCCAAGTCAGGATTGAACTGGAGAACGGAGACAAGAAGTATATCCCTCAGACACTATGGGACGATGGAGAGTGGCGCTCAATCGAGCCAGAAGAAGGTCTGCCAATCTATGGCATAGAGAATGTCCGCAAAGGAGACCGGGTAATCTTGCATGAAGGAGCTAAGGCGGCCAAAGCTGCAGCGGCAATAGCTCAGCAGCAAGACCATCCATTCTACGACTACTTCAAGACTGGCGTCCATGTCGGGTGGATCGGAGGAGCTCACTTCATCCACAGGACCATGTGGCATGAATTAATCTCAATGCAGCCCGGTGAAGTGATCATCGTCCCTGACAACGACTTCATTGGCAGGAGCAAGACCAACACGATAGCTCGCAAGTTCAATTGTCCCGTGTCGTTCTTGAGGCTTGACTCAAGCTGGCCGAAGACTTGGGATGTTGCTGATCCGATCCCAGAGGAGTTCTTCTCTCCTGAGAATGACCAAGAGCTTGGAGGCTTCTATCGCGGGCCAACTTTCGACGACATGCTAGTGGCTTGCGATTGGGCTACTGAGGAAGTCGCGGTCTCAGACAATGGAAGACCGATATACGAGATCAGAGAGATATTCGCGCAGAACTGGATCAGGATCCAGAACCTCCAGCACTACGCCCACATCAATAACCCAGAGATAACCTTGAACAAGGATCAGTTCAATATCCTGGTAAGGCCATATTCCGACGTCGCTGAGACTTCTGCTCTCCTGCATAAGTTCGCTGGAAACATATGCGACAAGGTCACCTTCATGCCTTCTAAGCCTACAGGCATGATATCCCTTGATGGAGATTACTGCCTCAACCAATACGTTGACAGAAGGATCAAGCCTATCCGGAACAACTCAGGGAAGGCATCGACCAAGCCTTTCTGGGACTTCATGCAGTACCTCTTTCCTAGGATTGAGGAGCGAGACACGGTCATGAAGTGGATAGCGACCCTTTACGCCAAGCCGGGGACTAGGGTTGCTTTCGGGCTTCTGCTTCTGTCCAAGCTGCAGGGTGTTGGCAAGTCTACATTGTTGAATCTAATCGCTGAGCTGATAGGTCGCAAGCATGCATCCTTCCCCGGCGATGCAATGATCCAGGGAGACTTCAACGGATGGCTGGTCAACAAACGGTTGGTGGTCGTGCACGAAATCTATGCTGGACAGAGTTGGAAGACCTACAACCGCCTGAAGACCTTGATCACAGACGAGTTCGTTGAAGCCAACAACAAGCATATCGTCAATTACACGTTACCTAACTGGACCCACTTCGTTGCTGCTTCTAACTCGATGGAAGCCTTGCGTATGGAGAATGACGACCGCCGCTGGTATGTCCCAGAGCTTCCGACCTACCTGTACGACAACTACGGAGAGTTGCGAGAATGGATCCGCAGAGGGGGGTTGAGAAACCTTGCAGGCGAGTTGCTTGACTTTGGCCGCTACCTTAACGAAGGAGATCAAGCCCCCCTGACGCTGGCAAAGACCAACCTGATCGACCAGTCCATGCCGAACGACGAACGGATGATCTTGGTCATGATGGAACGGATGGACGATGGCTCTTGCGTTGACGTCAAGGAGCTATGGCTCTGGCTGCAGCAAGAGGCTAAGGGCAGAGCCTTTGTCAGCCCTCAGAGGATCGCAGGCCTGCTGACCGAGCATGGCTACGTCGTTGACGCTGTCAGAAGCATAGGGGCTAGGGCGAGGCAGGTCGTGTGGCGTAACCCTGAAGCACGTAAGAAAGCCTTAAATGATGTGACTGGAGATGCAGAAGTCAAGGCTATCGTTGGACGGATGAAAGCGCCCTCAGATATCTTCAGGAACGACGCTGTCATGTAAGTGCATGTTATTAATGTGAAACCAAGAGTTGATAGGTTTGGTGCAAGGGTGAGCTGAAATAACAGCATGATCCTTTGGCCAAACCTTGACCAATTTGATGCACTTCATAATAGTTTCCAAACTTGTGAAATAGTTAGTGCCTTCTGTAGCAAGTTGAGGCATAAGTTCTTTACCGAGGCGGCGACGCGACGGTACGGGACGAGAGGCCCCAAGCATAAGTCTCTCACCGTCTGGTAGGACGGGGAAGCTGGACCGAAGGCAATCGATCCTCGCAGCAACCCCGAACTGGTTTCTAGCGGTTCCCTAGTAGCCCGGAATGGTATCCGGTGCCTGACGAGAAACCCGAAACTAGGAGACGACTATGGAACACCGCATCGAGACGAACGTCGAAGGTAAAGACATCGAAAACGTTCGATTGGTTCTTCGTCGTAAGATGGACGCTAGCGACTTGATCAAGGTCACGGTTTTCTGGCCGACAGGAAGCAACGTAACTTTGATCGTCAAAGGGAATGGAGCATTTCTTAGAGATGTGGCATTTGCTCTTGACGTCGCAGGAATGCTTGATTGACCTTCTGGTTAGGCGGATCGCGATCCGCCCTTCTTGACGGCCAACCATAACAGGAGACGAGACTATGACCAACAAACCGACACTGTCCCCGATTGAAGCTCTCAACCGCCATCGTGAATCTGGTCAGGACGCTTATGAGCATGAAGGTTTCGATTACACGCTCGACGGTTGTCAAGGTTCTCCGAGGGAAGAATGGGCAAGCTTCGCTGAAGACAAAGAGACAGAAGCTCAATGGTTCGCTTCAGGAGAACTTGGAGAAGACGTAACGGAAGCCAGCGAATGGGTTCTGGCCGATTGACCATCTGGTTAGGCGGATTGCGATCCGCCCTTCTTGACGGCCAACCCTTAAGAGGAGACGAGACTATGACCGCTTTTGACACACTGAGCTTTGCTAAAGCCTATCTGACCGGAAACGAGGAAGCCCAGAAATACGACCCCACCAAGCCCGACTTCAAAGGCGCGATGCAGATCGCAGACGCGCTAGGTTATGCCCGCAATAGCATGGAATGGGACGCTGTTGTTGGCGGCGCTGCAGCCTTCTATATCAATGGCCACCGCTTCCAAGTAAGAGCCTCGGAAATAATCATTCCTTTGACCGAAACCCCGGTTGTTATCCCGGTTTCGCCATATTGACCCTCTAGTTAGGCGGATTGCGATCCGCCCTTCTTGACGGCCAACCCTTAAGAGGAGACGAAACCGTGACCGCAGCAACAGCAACAGAACTGAAAACATCTTGGAGCTACAACGAATTGCCAGAGGGCATCTATTCCGCAAGTGTTGATCAATACGGCGATAAATGGATGTTTAGGGCTTACCCGAACCGGGGCGACCATTGCGATGAAGGCATTTACCACAACAAAGAACAGGCTTGCGATATTGGTGCGCGCTACGCTTCTGGCGAACTCCGGCTTCCGGGCCTGTATTCCGCCTGCTTCTGACTTTCCGGTGACGCCATATTGACCATCTGGTTAGGCGGATTGCGATCCGCCCTTCTTGACGGCCAACCAAAGCACGGAGACGACGATGCCAGCCCTCAAACGCACCAAATATACTTCGCTCTTCAAGGCGTATGAAGAGAAGGCCCGCGCAAGCGGAGACAAGAACTTCTGCTCACCGCTTGCTATCGCTCTGGTCTGCGAACGCAGCATTGAAGAAGTCCAAGCGATCATGGAGGTTAAAGGTCGCAAGAAAGGTAAACCGACTTACCCTACTACTGAAGAGAATACACTCGACGAGCTTGGATTCAAGATGAAACGAGTTGATATCCAAGAAATCTTGTACAGTCTTCCTAGGCCGCATTGCGACGTCTTGAAGAACTTGACCACTCACCATCCCCGCCGCTTCCCCGGTTGCATTGACCCTGAGAAGCGCTATCTAGCCTTCGTTCGTGGTCACGTCTTAGCCATCGTGGGGGGTGAAGTCCAAGATTGGACAATCAATAATTCCTTGAGGATCTACAAGCTCGCACAAGTTGTTGCTAAATAACGCGTGCTTTTACTCTGAAAACCAGCATAATACGCTCACCCCCCGATGGCTGCGTGCCACGGCAACCTATGGAGACGAACCATGAAATACAACCGAGTGTACAATGCCCTAAAGGCTTGTGGATTCAGCCCTTTGACCTCTTTGAATATTATCAAAGACGCTGAAAGGAAAGATGAATCTGCTATGATGTTCATCCGCATTTCTTTCTCCAATCGCCACAAGAATTGACCCTCTGGTGTCAAGCCCTGATTGGGCTTGCATCCTGAAGGCCAACCCAACCAGGAGACGAACCATGTCCTATCGTACCGCTGAAGGCGAAATCCTTGACATCCGCACAGAAGAAGCCCAAGGCTTCTTGCGCAAGAACTACCCGGCCATCATGGCCGATCGTCCTGTGAACATGAGCGACAGCTACCAGTTCATGTCCAGTTTCAAGATCGCAGAGACCATGATCAACAAGTTCAATATGGGCTTGGTCTCGGTCAGCCAGCAGTTCTCCAGAAGCCGTGATCCTCGCGGTCAGGAACACTTCATGCGCTTCCGCCTTCCGGAGACCATGAATCTCCGTACTGTCGGCGATTCGGCCCCAGAGCTGGTGATCATGAACAGCCACAACGGTCGTTCGACTTTGCGTGCTTACGCAGGGATCTTCCGTATGGTCTGCGAAAACGGTATGGTCGTTGCTGATCGCACCTTCGGCAAGATCAATCTTCGCCACTTCGGCCTTGACAACAACTATGAAGCGTTCTCCAAGGTTCTTGATGGCGTCGCCGCCAACTTCAGCCGCATGGATCTTCGGATGCAGACCTTGGACCAGTTGATGATGACCGCTGGGCAGCAGCAGGGTCTTGCTCGCGCAATGATGAAGGCTCGTGGCGTGCCGAATTGGGTTGAACCGGAGATGGTCCTGAAGGCTCGTCGCGACATCGAGCTTCCGAATGACGCTGGTCAGCGTTCGGCCTGGAAGACCTACAACGTCCTGCAAGAGAGCCTTGCTGAGTCAAGGGACGTGGCTTTCGAGCGTGCAGGAGCACGTGCTCGGTCTCTTCGGCCACTGACTGGTGCTCGCGCTGAGGTGCTCGTAAACGAGCGTCTCTGGCAAGCTATGGAGGAGTTTGTCGGCAAGAACTGGCCAGAGCTCGCCTCTCAGATCATCGAAGGAAAGGCTGAAGAAGTCTCAGATCCTCTGGCTCTGCCCGTGGTCACCGAGGACCATCGCCAGGAAGAAAGCGAGCCTAAAACGACAGTCTTGCGTCGCTTCGAAGAGCTTATGGCGCTGAGCCATGAGGACATGGCGACGATCAGCGAAGATGAGGTCAAATCTCTCAGCGCCGATAACAAGAAGAAGTTGTCCAGCCGTAAGAGCTATCTGAAGAAGAAGGCTCAAGGCTTACCAATCCTTTGACTCTCTGGTGACCAGCCCCGCGCGGGCTGGCATCCTGACGGTCAACCAAAGGAGACGAACTATGAAAGATAAGGATTGGAACTATGACCGAATTATCAACGCGCAAGCTATGATGAATGCGGTTGAAGTGGATATCATGCGAACTCTCCATAAAGGAGAAGTTGGCAGCAGCGTTCGTAATAGGATCGTTACGCATCTGCGCAACGCTGCCGATGAACTCGAACGCATGGAAGTGAAAGGAGTTTGATCATGAATAGTTTTGAGCAATATCAAGCTGAATGGGTGAAGAAATTCATCGCAGCAGGACATGTGTTTAAGATGACCGCCGAAGAAGGGGAAACCCCAGAGATAAACTGGTGGGCATCTTATGAAGACATTCATAATGGCCCAGAGTGCGTTCGTTGCGGTGACACTTGGTGTCAGCATTGCACTGCGCCGGACGAAATTAAACCCTGCGCAGGAGAGACCAAGCCATGAAGACCAACAATACAATCCATCTTGGCGATGGAGCCTATGCTGGGGTTGACGCCCATGACGGCCACCAGATCTGGCTTGGATCCAACCATCACGAGCATATGACCGTGGCCCTTGGGCCGCGAGAGATAGCAGTGCTGGTCGGTTGGCTTCGTAGGGAAGCGCCTCATATTGCCAAGGAAGCTGGCCTGCTATGAGCAAGATCGTAATCGACCTTAGGGAACCGCGCGGCCGGATTTCATGCACTCCTTCTTGGACGATTACGGCCATGGAGAAGGCGAAGGCTATGCCTGATCGCAAGAAGTTCGTTGACAGAGTAATGCACTTCGAACTAACGCCGAAGAATATCGCTTACGTCAAGTCTTCGTTCCGGGGGGCTGAGTTCATAGTTCCAGCTTCAGAAGGCAAGAGGAACTTGGTAAACTCCCCCCGCATGCCCTTCGTGACCGCATACGAACCGACTGCGTTGCAAGCGGAAGCCTTCACTAAGAGCAGAGGTCAGAAGCTCTTCGCCTTCTTCGAGAAGCCGGGATCCGGCAAGACTAAGATGATGCTGGACTGGGCTGTTGACCAGTGGTGCTCTGGCGACATCGATGGCCTGTTCGTGCTCAGCTATGCTGGGGTCCACGAGCAATGGATATACGACGAGGCTCCTAAGCACTTGAGCAGTAAGCTGCCATGGTTTGGCGTTCCTTGGAAGGCAGGGAAGAAGCTAGACGACAGGATCTTCAAACCTGACCCGAATGTATTCAGGGTCTTCTCCATGAACTATGAATCATATGCCGTATCCGACGCTGGCTTCGCCGCTGCGAAGAAGTTCGCAGACAGTGGCGCTATGGCAGCGGCTGCAGATGAGAGCCAGAGGCTGAAGGCGGATGAGAGCAAAGTCTCTGACCGGGCAATAGGGAACCGCGACGATTGGGTCTCAAGGGTCTTAGGATCTGGAGAACCTACACCACTCGGCATCCAAGATTACTACGCTCAATTCTGCTTCCTTGACCCCAAGATCGTTGGCTGTTGGACGCTAGAAGGATTCAAATCTATGTTCTGCCGAATGGGCGGTTATGAGAACAGGACAGTGATTGGATATCACAATCAGGAGTATCTCCATAAGAGAATGGCGCCATATGTCCACGTCGGTGCTCCTGATATCGCGGCCAAGCAGATATTCGAAGTCAGTCGCTTTAACCTTGGCCAAAGGGTCAGGGAAGCTTACGATCAACTGAAAGAGGAGTTGGTTCTCGACCTCAGTAACTATGATCCAGAATCAGGGATATATCGCCTGAGGTCAGAGCTTGCTAAGGCCACCAAGCTCAGAGAGATTGCTTGCGGAAGGATCACTGACCGGGAAGGCAAGGTCCATCAGATAGACAACACGAGGATGGAGCTTCTGATGTCTTTGCTGGACATCTACCGTGGCAACAAAGCAATCATATGGTCTTGCTTCAAGGAAGACCATCGCATGCAAGCTGAAGCTCTTGCTGGTAAGGCTGAAGTCCTCAATGGCGACACGCCTAAGGGTCAACGTAGAGAGATGGTTGAGCGATTCAAGGATTCTGATAGCGGATTGCAATATCTCATATGCTCCCCCGCCGCTGGGGGAACAGGTTGGAACATGCAAGGAGCAGCATGGAGGAATATCTACTACTGCAGCAACAACAATGCAGGGCAGATCTGGCAGTCTTGGATGAGGCTGTATCGGCTTGGGACCACCAAGGACGTTCACAGCATTGATATCGTAGCCCGCAATACGGTCGATATCGGAACGCTAAACTCCAATAGGAGGAAGCGTGATATCTCAGATATGTCTATATCTGAGTTCAAGAGCATAATGAATGACACGCAGGTAGAGAATGAAGATTTCACTCTGTCTGCATTCTATGGAGATGAATGATGAACCCTAAAAAACTTGCTTTGATTATGATAGCGGCCTTCGCTGCTTTATCGTTTACTGAGATTGTAATATCTCACTCTCAAGCTGAAAGTGATTGCGCAGCCAGCAAAGGTTTCGCCAGCTGCGCAAAGTTGTTGGCAGATTAAGCGGCCATATTTATTAAATCAGTAATCCGTTTCGATGTAGTGGCTGAAAATCTTAAGGCCGACGACGCTGGACGTGCCCCCCACGCTCATCTGTGCAACCGGGGCGATCAGGGTCGTATTGGTCGGCAGGTCAGTTGTGATCGTCCCCGACGCCTCGGCCCCCGACACCAGGTCCGTCACCCGATAACCCACCGATTGCGTCGTGCCGGGGCGGGCAAACAGCACCAATTCATAGACGCTAGTGCGGTCCACGGTCGGCACGGGAAAGGACGCGCCAAGGTCGATCTTGGTGGCCGTGCCCGAACCGTCATTGTGCATCATCTGAATGTTCGTATCGGCGGCATCCCAGCCCATGCCAACCATGTTCACGATGCTGGATGTTTCGACATCCGTGGGCGTCGTCACGACCCGCATTCCAGAGAACGCACGATTGGTCGTCGTCGATACACCAATTGCCGGACCCCAGCGCATGATGTCCATAAACCCGCCGTCGCCCGCCGTCGCCGCCCCAATGGTCCATTGGTTGTTGTTGCCCCGGAAGCCCACGACAGCAGTCGTCGCCGCCACAGTCACCAGATATTCCAACCCCCGCATACGGCTAAACCGGTTCGTCGTTGCCACGCTGGCAGTCGAGGCTGTGCCTGTCGAGGTATAGGCGATCCCCCATTGCGTGGCCGTCGTGCTGTTGCCGTTTGGCAAAAACATCGCCACCCGGTTGGTGGCCAGCAGCGGCTGCAAAGATGTGTCCAGCCCAGACGGCCCGACGATGCCCAACAGAATGCGCCCCGCCAATGACCGACCGAATAACTTGACCCCGCCCGCCACTGGTGTCGTTGGAGTGCTGATCGCTGGAAGGCGTAATTGGCCACCCTCAATCTCAACATCCGATGCCCCGGAAAAGGTCCCCGCGTCATTGTACTGCACTTCGCCAGATGAACCGCCCGGCGACCCCCCGCCGCCAGCCGCAACAGTCAACGTCCCTGCCACATCATCATAGGTAAGCGTCACCCCGGACCCAGCCACCAGCAGCGCCGCCGTCCGGTCATCTAACGCTTCTGCAAAGTCCGTGATCGTACTGGCTGTCTGGTTATGCGCGGCAGGCGCAAAGGTAAGCGGAACGTCCGACAAATCAGCATAGCTGCCCGATGTCGCCACTGTCGCCAAATCTCCGGGCTGCACCGCCGTTATGGCAAGTACCCCTTGAGCCAACGTAGCATAGGTTGCGTTACCTTCTGCTGGTGTCAGATAGCCAGGATGAGGGTCTGGAGCAGCGACGTGAGTAGCAATGCCTGCCGCCATTCTTGCATCTGCCGCAGAGACAAAGTCGCTGATGTCTGCAGCAACATGTCCATGAACTGCCGCCGCGAAGGCTCCAGAACTGACCAAAGCAGCAGTGCCAAGCCCAAGCACAGTCCTTGCTGCAGCTGGATCAGCCGTGGCCAAGAGAGCCAGCCCGGTGACCATAGCTTGGGAATCATCTAGCTTTGAAGCGAGCAGCGTCTGAATATTGCCATATTCGGCAATAAGATCAAGCCGCTGCGTCGCGGCAGGTGATCCAAGAGGCGGTGGCGTCCAATCTGCAGTCTGAGCGAATGCAGAAGCCCCCAGCATAAGCTGGAGGCTCAGGAAGCATAATCCGATTGCGCGTTTGATCATTTCAGCGACCCTGACCTTTGATGATTGCTTTGGCCTTATCCATCATAACCGAATCTCGAGCCTGAAGGCCTTTGATGGCATCAGGGACAGATCGTTTGGCGTATGCAACCGCCTGTTCCTGGATCTTGGCCTCAATCGAAGTCGTGGACTGTTTGACCCCGGTCTCAAGAGCACGATTCAGGGCTTCGCGCATCAGCTGCTCAGCCTTGAGACCAAAGTAGCGCCGGACAGAAGTCAGCAGCATGGCGCCAAGCGTTCCGAGCAAAGCGACCAGCAGGGGGGCTAGCACGTCGTTGATGACAGGCTCAAGGGCCTTCATCATTTCGTTGATCAGTTCTTGCATATTCAGTTCCTCATGCTTCGTTGGTTGATACTGCGCCTTCGATCGTGACCTTCGGAAGATAGATCGGGCGACGTTCGAAAGTTGATGGCCACCGGGATCCTTTCGGGAGCATTCTGCTTTTCTCAATCTTTGTGACGCTAACGGTGTTGCTCTGGTTACCACCGAGAACGATGAAATTCTTGTCGCCGTCGTGCCCAAGACATATTGCAACATGACCCCCCGTCTCTCTCTCGAAAGACAGGATGCATCCGTAAGTCGGTTCGGTGTATTCTCCAAGCAGAGCCCAGTTCCGGGCCCAATAGGGATTCACTCCAAGTGCTCCAGGAAACACTTCATCCGGGAGAGTGCGTTTGATACAGGTCTCTGCGAAATCACCGCACCAAGGGTACACCGAAGGATCACCGAGTAAAGCTCCGTCGCTCTTCAAGAACTCAGTGAGCTTCTTCTTGTCGCGGATCTCATGGAGACCGTAGACTGTCTTGGCCAGAGTGACCCAAGGAAGCTCGCCTGCCGTGTGAGCTCCTGGACCGGGCTTCCCTCCAGCCTCTACGTAGGCAAGGACGCCGCCACGCGTCTTGGGACCATAGATCCCGTCGATATTTCCGACTGGATATCCGAGGTTATCCAGCGCCGCTTGAAGCAGAGCTGTAGCTTCTTTGAGTTCATTAGGCGTCATGGTTCATGGCCTTTCGTCAATCAGCTTTTCGAGGCTCGATTCGATTTTGCTGAGGGTTGATTGGATGTTGCGCAGATCAGAAGATTGTCCGGCGGCAGATAATTCTACAGCTCGAAGTCTAGCTTCTGAAGCAGCTTCAGCTGCACGGACACGGGTTTCCTCTGCCGATCGTTGAAGATCTGAGGATTGAACTCGCTCTTCGAGGTTCTGTATCCGAGTAGCTGTGATACCCCAAGTAACCCCGATCCCGATGACCAAAGTTCCGACTGATACGACCATAGTCAAATAGTTACCTAGCGTCATCTTAGGCTCATACTCTACTCTCATTGTTACGCTCCTTTCTGCCCGGATCGTTGGGGGTTAGTCGTTGAATTCGAGCGTGACGCCGCCGAAAGCGAAACCGACTGCGCTGCTGGTGCCGCCTGCGCTGACCACAAAATGCAAAGACAATACTTGGCCAGCCCCAGATGGGTGCGTAAAACTGCCAGTGGCCACAGCGCCAGTCAACAAGTTCACGACTTCATAATACACCTTGGCAGCTTCATCGTTCGGGCTAAAAAACCTGACATCATACATGTTGTTGAAGTTGGCGGTCGGAACCGGAAAGGATGCCCCAAGGTCAATTTTTGTCGCTGAACCAGTGGACCTGTAAATTACTTGGCAATTTGTATCAGCTGCGTCCCACCCGAAACAGAAAGAGTTATTGACGGATGACGGTTCAACATCAGTGTTTGTGAATCCTGTGGACATGCCGAAGCGCGCCCTCAAAGTGGCGGCTGCTGCTCCTTCGGAAATGCCGACCCTAAAGTTTAGGTCGAAACCGCCGCCCAACGTAGGGTCGCCAAAAGTAACCTGTCCGGCGTTACTATATAAATACGCGATAGCGTTCGTGGCTGGTGTTGACTGCGTTACGGTCAAGTGCCGATATTTGCGCTGGATGTTGCCCGCCAGTGGGGTCGCCCAACGGTGGTTTCCCAACGTCCCGGCTACTTGGTTAAGGGCGATGCCTTGGTCCACCAATGCTGCGGTGCCACCGTTGGGGGAAGTAATACAAGCAGCGGTTCTAAGTGGCCCGGACCGGAGCCTTGCACCAGCCTTTCCGGTTTTCTCGCGCAACTTGCCAACGACAAAAGCATCTCCACTGATAGCGGCATCGCCGCCGATAGTGGCGTTTCCGGTGACTGCGATATTTGTGAAAGTCCCAGGACCCGACGCAGCAAGAGCAAGTGCCATCAATTCAGCATAGACGGCATTCATCTCTGCGACCATCAAAGGCGTCCAGTCGATGAAACCTTGCCATGCGCCATCAAAGGTCACTTGATCTTGCGATCGGTTAGGAGCAGGGCTGGGGGGCGGCGTCAGAGTTGTCATGTCAATCCCTCGACTTCGATTGCGATTGTTGCGTAGTCAGGAGTTTTCATCAACTCCGTGATGTTGGTGTAACGTCCATAAGAGAGCGTCCACCTTTGATTGTCTTCGCCTATCCAGACGCAAGCTTCCGTTCTTAGGGAAGCGAGCAGAGATTCCATGGGCCATAGATCATTGGCCGTCATCTTGATCTCATATTCACGCTTCAAGGAGTATCCACGCTTGATCAACTGATCATAGTCGCCAAATACGTTCCTCTCTTTGCGGCTGTAATCTATGATGCTGCCATTCATGTCTCCGATAGTCTCGCCCATATATCTTGATCGACCGAGGAACAAGACGCCACATGAAGTAGCAGCTCCGTCGCCTTCAATATCGACTAAGATGTCAGCGCCAGAATAGAGCGGAAGATCGAAGAACGTAGCGTCTGAAGCAGGAAGGATAGGCTCAAATCCCCAAGCCCAATAAGAGGCAGTGAGGTTAGATATATCCTTTAGTTCCTTTGTCTGGTCATAGACTACAGTTCCATTGTCTACGCGAACACGGACCCTCTTGCCTTTAGCGTTAAGGATGATCGCAGTATCGATATAAGTCGTAGCTGCGATTGATACTTCAATATCTCCAACACCATCTGTCGCCCAACTAATGTATTGGTCGAACATCGCCATCTTATTGATGGCACCGACAACCGCCCAAGTCGGTTCATCTTTGTCAAGGCCGACAGGGATCGTGTCGCTTGTGCCAGAAGCTGCCACAACTTCATACAAAGTAGTGTCGAGGTATTTCTTGATTCCTTTAGCGTAAGTACCAGCCGTCCACAATGATTCAGTGATCGGAATGTTGGTTGTCAACATAGCCTCTGTCACTGCCATAGGCACAATGATCTTCATTTGAAGCTCTCAATTAGATGTTGAAGTTCTAGTCTTCGGCATTCCGTCGTTGTTCCACTGGTCCAGGATCTTCTGGCTGAACCCGACGTGCTTAGCTATTTGAAGCAACACGGCAAGAAGGTCAGAGTTCTTTGTCCTGTCTGAATCAGCACCAGCCGAACCTTGGTCAATCTCTTCGTCATTGGCCGCTTGCGCTTGAGCGGCAGGAGACCCTTTAGCTGGATAATCAATAGCCCCTTGAGCTCTTCTATATTCCAACATAGTCCGGAAGTCATTCGGGTCGAGCTGCTCTTTGAGATCTTGAACTGCATCAGCTGTACCCCCCAGAGCCTCTTGAAGCTGCACGAACAGGGGGGCGAGTTTGATCAACTTAGCTGCAGCTTGGGTCCGGCCTGCAGCTTCGAGATTGTCAACCAGCGTCCGGTATTCTTCGATACTCTTTGGCAATGAAGCTCCAACGCCAGCCTTATTAAAGCCGACCTTGAGCTGTTGACTCAGCGCTAGGATCTTCTCTTCATTGGTGTAGAAATTATCGAAGTAATAACTAGTAGCCTGAAGGAAGTTCTGAATGTTTCCGAAGATCTTGACGATCTGGTTTGAAGCTTTAGCTCCCTTGATTGAGACATCAAACAAATCGAAACCAAGCAATTTGAAGGTCTTGTTAACGACTTTCAATTGCATTGCAACGCGAGCCAGAGTTGACATTGCGTCTTCTCCGGCCTTCTTCATTGACATTAGGCCAGGCACTCTTTTCGCGAATGCATTGCCCATACCTTTCAGTTGATTCTGAAGCTTCTCTGCGATCTCTTGCTTTGTCAGATCCTTAGTGCTGAACCAGATCGTCCTGCGAAACTTCTCGAATACCTTAGCGTCAACTCCAATAGCCTCAGCGTTCTTCCTGACGCTCTTCTGAATCTTGACTATCGTGTTTACGATAGGGTCACGGAGAGCTTTGGCTGCATTAGCCATTTCTACCGAAGTCTTTTTCGAAAGGCCCCAGAACTTCTTCTTCTCTAGGGTCTGGAACGTCTGGACGAAAGCGCCCATATTCTTTACGTTGATCTTCAAACCAGCGTCAAGAACTTTAGTCTTAGTTTTGAAGAAACTTAGCACTGCTCCAAGACCAGCGATGATTGGCATTATAGCGCCTGCCGCAGCAGCGAGGCCACCTAGGCTAGCAGTAGCGCCGCTGAGAACAGTAGACAGATAAGTCCCTGCTGCGCCGATGCCGCCGCCTGCTCCGAACAGAGAACTGATCAAACCAGAAGCTCCAGAACCAAAGCTCCCGAGTATCCCCATCAATCCGCCGCCACCGCCAGAAGCTCCACCAAAGCCTAGCAAAGTGCTAAGAAGCCCCCCGCCGCCTGCTGTCGGCGATACTCCAGCTGCAAGGGAACCAGCATCGCTAGCTGTGGTGCTAAAGCCCATGGACATCATTATGCGATTGCGCATAGCGTAGCTGACCATTTCGCTGATCATCCCAGTGAAGCTGTCTTTTACGCTATCAACGAACGAATCAAAGTCTTTGAACCCGCGAGACACAAAATCGCCCCAAGCATCAGAAACTCCCTCGATAGCGCCAATCATGGGCCGATCGAGCTCTTCCTGCAACTTCTCTGCAGCTTTCTGCGAATCCTCAAGAGCCTTCTTGGCTTCCTTCTGAGCTTCTGTAAGCTTCTTGCCAGCGCCACCACCAGACTTGCCTGTGCGTTTCATCTGCTCTTCGAGCTTCTTGGCGGCGACTTCAGCATCCTGGAGCTGACGGTAGAAACCGTTCGGATCTTCCTGGCTGAACTGGCCACCAATAACGCCACCAGGCGTCATCCCGCGCCCACCGCCCACAGCCTTGGCGTGAGCACCCATAGCGCCCAAGGCTGACCATATGCTTGAGGCCGCTAACTGGGCTTTACCAGCAAGAGCATCAGCCCAGCTAGCAGCGCCAGCCAGAGCATTGGCAGCAGCATTTGCACCATCGACAAAGTCCCAGATACTGAATGTAGAAGATTCAGTAGCCCCTTGCACTTCACCTGCTTGCAGAACAATGTCAGCCATAGAGCTATAGACGCTCTGCAAGGCAGGCGGCATATTGCTTACGCTTCCGTAAGCTGCTTCAAGAGAATATTGCACTTCAGCGGCTGCCAAAGCTTGATCTCTTAGGCTAGAAGCTCCTTGAAGATCAGACAGAGCAGATTTCAGCCTTGCTGCTTCATCTGCAGCTAGGCCAAATTCAGCCTTGATCTGAGAGACAGTCCCGACAAAACCTTTGCCAGCTGCAACGATCTTCAGCTCAGTGAGATCAGCAGTCGCTTTATCAATAGCGACGCTCATCGCATTGAAGACTTCCTGAAGGCGGATATCCTTCATGGCTTGAAGCGCAAGACGCGCTTGGGTTGTCAATGAGCCGTATTTAGCCTTCAAGCCATCAGTGCTTACCGAAGCGGCATTGACTGCAGATACGTATTCTTGAGCTGCAGAGCTGAGATCTTGGAAGACTTCTTTCAACGTCTTCGCTTTCTCCTCCGAAGAGAAGAATGACATAGCCATTTGAATGGCCGCAGCACCGATAGCGATAACGGCAATCGTCGCCAAAGAAATAGGGCTAAGCATTCCGAGGAATGCAGCCTTCAGAGAAGCGCCAACACTCTTACCGCTAGAAGCGACTTGAGTAAGAACTTGAGATATCTGCGTACCTTGCTGCATAGCGAGGATCAAAGGGTTTTGTCCTGCAGCGAGCATGACCATGATGTCATTACCCTGAGCAACGAGGTTGCCCATAGAACCAGCTGCTGCGTTAGTTTGGTGGCCGTAGCGTTGAGCTGCAGCGCCAGTGGCGAGGAACTGAGCCTCTGCCATCTTCATCATGCGAGCATGTTGAGCTTGCGTCGCTACACCTTGCTTCAAAGCAAGATCGATCTGCTCAACAGCTTGTTGATATCGCATGCTGTTCGCATAGACAGGGTCTATGGACATGCGAAGAGCGTTGAATGAATTCTGTTGCGCGTTCAACGCCGCAGTGAATGCGTTAGCGGAAGCCTCAGCAGATTTGAATTCTCTGCTTACTCCGGTAATGGCGTTCACGCTCGAAAGAGTTGCGGTCGACATCTTCGCAGATTCGACCGCAACTTTGTTGAAGGCTGCTCCAACAGTAGTACCAACCTTCGCAGCTTCAGACCCGATTGAAGCAAGAGCTTTACCTACGCTTGCCTCAGCCTTAGCTCCTGTTGCCACCAATGAATCTAGACCAGCTTCGCCGCGCTCTAGACCAGAGGTATCCGCTTCCAGAATCAGTTTCGCGAATTCCGACATCGGGTTCTTCCTGCTGTACCGGAGAAGGCGCAAAGAGCTTCGCGCCTTCCAATTTCGCGTTCACGTAAGCCTCACTCATGGCGTGCAGAGCCTCGTACTCCCAAGGTTCAATGATGGTCTCTGTGCTGAGCCCGTAAGCTCTAAGAGTCAACCATGTAACCGGGATCTCACCCCCCGTGGCGTGGTACTCTGAAGGGCCAACCTTGAAGAAGGCCTTCATGAGATAACCGCAACCGTCCAACGGGGGGTGACCGAGTGGTTTGCCTTGCTGCTTGAGAACCTCATAGCGGTTCATGCCTTTCGGCCAACCGCCACCTTTCGGAACAGCATGAAGCCAACCATAGTGCTTTGCAGCAAGGATTAGGCTTCCGACCCGTTTCCCAAATGGTTCTTACGGTTGAGCGAATATTCGTTGATCTGCTCAGTGAACGACTTCTGACCAGCTTGCCCGGTCATCCGCTGCAGGCCAAGGAACTTGTCCTTGTCCTCTTCAGAATTGGTCAGGGCCTTGCCATCGAGGTAGATGTTCTCGAAGCCTGCGATCAGGATCTTGGTGTCCTCGCGCAGTTCTTCTTCGGCATTTCCCTTCGGCTTCTTGGCGCGTTTGCGCTCGTTCGCCTTCAAGGCTTCTTCGACCTCAGGGCATTCAGCGCCATACACCAACACGATGCAAGGCTCGCCTTCGTTGGTCAGCAGATCATCGTAGTCTGCAGGGTTGCGCGTTTGCATGCGGCCAGGAGTTGAGCCGCCCTTGCGGCTGTTGAATTGAGAGAAGTCAAGCTTGGTCATTCGTCCATTCCTAATGGTTCTGGTTCATGGAAGCGGGGCACGGCGAACCAACCCGTACCCCGCCTTATCGGCTACAGCGCCTAAGCGCCATTGCCCATATCAGGGGCTGGTGAAGGTTGCCGTGTTGACGCGGAAGACGCCGGATTGGCCCTTGAGCGTCGAGGCTTCACGAGGCGGTTTGGTCAAGTTGGCAACCAGAGCACCGAAGTACTCAATCTCGCCGTCGATGTCAACAACCTTGACCGCAACCTTGGTGTTGGTGTTGTTGTTGGTGCGGCAGATGATCTGGCCCGGATCGAGCTTCTCATACTGGTAGGAGAATTCACGTTCAAGGCCATCTTTGGCCCCGTTGACGCGTTTCTTCCGACCAGCCAAAGTCGTGTATTCCACGCCTTCGCTTTCGTCGCCGCTTCCCGGCCCGATCATCACTTCGCCGATTGCAGTGTACGACAGAGCTGCGAAACCCGCGTAGTCTTCTGTCGCAGGAGTTGCTGCCACGATCGACACAATCGATCCAATGTAAGTACCAGCGGTCATGTCGATCCTTCCTTCGTTGCCGCCTCAGCGGTCTGTTTCTGTTTGGGCTTGATCCCAGGAGAAGAGCTCTCTGGGCCCGGTTCAGGATCCTTGTCGTATTCGACCTCAACGTCACCGCTTGAGATCAGGCTCGACAGGGTTGGCCAGTTGTCATTCCGAATGGCGTCGTTCGCCACTTCGATGCTGCTGTTGGCCGGGATAACATGCCCAGCTGGAAGCCGCAACAATGTCGAAGCCTTGTTGGTGATCTTCGCCATTATGGGTTCCTCAGCGAAGCTTTGATCCCAGTCCCGCCAGTAACGGCAATCACGCCATTGCTGCTACGGAGATAATGCTTGATAGAATCAAGCGGGATCTCGACGTCGCCCGTTGTCGCTGCGATAGGGCCGATGGACTTCCCTGCAGCGTAGTTGATCGTTCCGCCGCCTTCGACTTTCTGCGATACTGCTTGATCGCCAAGCAGGTTCACAGTCAACGCACCAGCGGTAACGTTGCGGAGCCGAAGGATCTGGCCAGTTCCAGGGTTGTACTGGAGCGTATCGGAAGCAGTCAACGTTGTTTCCGTAACGTTGCGTTCCTCCGGGCCACCACCAGAATATGGTACAATGACTGCCATGTCTTTCCTCTTGATTGGGTCAGACCGACCCGGTTACAACCTTTGCGCCTGCAGTAGACGCTCGGATGATGTGAGTCAAGGGCGATATCAACTCGTCCTGGACCAACACATTGTTCTGCCGCCCGATCAGTGCCACCGGGGGGCTTCCATTTACCCTGACAACGACTGCTGAAGTGTTGTTAACTGCAACATCGAAAGCAATCAGGACTTCCTCTGCTGAGAAGTCTAGGCCTGGAACAGTAAGTTCGATATCGTTGGCTGACCCCCCGACCACGCTCGCCAGGAAGAATATACCGGAGCCTCCTGGCGTCGGATCAGGAACCGGAGTGTTGCTGAACGCTCCGATGCCCTGATATCGATAGTTGATCCTCACTGGCGTTCGCCATGAAGTGTCGTCCGGGAAGCCTCGCATAACGAACGGTGGACGCGTTATCGTTATGTGGCCGTTATCGAAGCCAAGCCTCAATCCGTAAGCGAAACGTTCAGCAATAAGATCACCGATCTCTTTGGCTGATACGTCGTATTGGTTGAGCTGACTAACTACGGTCACCATCAGGTAGCCTTCGCCCCAGCCTGCGCCGCTTGCCAAGGTATTGTTGCCTGTAAGCGTAGGGACGTCATCAAACACGAGGTACGGTTTAGCTGGACCGCTTACTTCCTCGTTAGGATATACGATGCTGTTCGCCAGAGCCGGAGCGATGTCAAGCCTAGCCATTAAGGCCTTCGTTACGTCAGCAGTCTTCATGATCTGACCTCAGCGACCCTTTGATCCACGAACATGCTGAACAAGGCGGCATTGTAGCCAACGAAGTGTCGGCCAGCCATCTCGCTTGTGCCAAGCTCTATATGAATCGCATATTCCATAGTCCATCCGAACTTGAGTATATCGCCGATCTCGTATCCGGCAATTACGGTCGCGTAGCTGTCAGCCCCAGGAGCACCGAAAGCGCCATCGACGCCAGAGACTAGACTATTGATCAATGCGCTAGTCAGAACTGGTATCTTGCCTTCTTCGAACGAACCTCCAGTTATCGTGACAGAAGGTTGCGGCGTCTGAGCTCCCATGACCACGTCTTGAATCGCCATAGTGGCAACGTATATCATGTTCTGCTTAGTCAAGTCCGCGAAGTCCTTGATCTGAGCCGCGAAGGTCTTAGCCATGCTCAAGCCTTCTTGACTATGATTCTATACAACGCTATGCAGCGGCAGTGTACGCTGTGCCTAGCGCCGCCAGAGGGATCGTGCGGATGCTTCATCTTGATGCCACGACTGAACTCGAAGAACTCTCCGAGCCTGATCGTTCTCTTCGCCTTGTCGCTGCTTAGGCTGAGGTGTTCTATCCTTGGTTCAGCAGAGAGGTTGTGCTGCCAAGTGACATCCACACGCTCAATTCCAGGCTTGTCAAGGACTTGGCGATAGCCTTCGTCGCGTCCTGCCGACATAGAAGTGAACGATTCATTCTCAGCTATCGTCTTGCCGCGATACCTGAGTGCTTTGACCTTGTGAGCTTCGATCACACGTTCCAGATCGTCACCCTTGAGACCTTCGCCTCGTTTGATGGCCCGCTTGATCATGCCATCGAACCTAGTTTGGCGAAGCTTTAGCTGTAGATATTCAGCCATAAGCGCCGGATCACCAGAGGCTAGCTTAAAGCGGCCATTAGTGATGCTGGTCTCCATCTGCGAAGTAAGGCCTATGAACCCCCCGACATGCTGCCCTGCCACAACTCTACCAGTCAGCTGCGACGCAATCTTGAGCGGTGACGTCCCGTTCTCAAGACCGCTTGAGATAAGGCTGCGAGCCATGACCACGCTGTCGTCAGATATGCCTTGGACGAGCGAGGCACCTTCAGTATTCATCCACTGTTGGGCCCGGTAAGCCCTGCCGTCAAACCCGAACTGCCCAGCGATAGCCTTAGGCAACTCAGCCCGGACAGATATCCCTCCAGAGACGTACCCAGACCGGACAGCTTCCTGCAGAGGGAACAGCGTGTTGGTCTCTATCTTGACTAACTGCGCTGCAGCTTCTACGTCTCCTCTCTTGAGGGCTTCGATCAGAGCCTTCTTGTCCACTGAAGCTATCGACCTAGCGACGGCATCCAGGAAGGCTTTCTGAATCTGCGGTTCAAGCTTACGGACCAGATCGTAGACTTGCTGGATCTGGCTAGCCATGTTGGTTCTCCTAGGCTAGTTGATATTCAGGCAGCGAGCGTGAGATCGTAGAAGATGTCCGTTGCTCCTTGCCAGAACACGTCAGCTTGCAGGATCTCACGCCACGTCCCACGGACGTACACTCGGTCGTTCTTCTTTGGCACTACGCCCTGAGCCGCGACCATCAACTTGTCTCTGGTCTCTCCAGTCAAGGTTCCAGATTTATCTCTGACCTTCTCCATGTCCGGTATAGCGTAGATGGTGTAGGTCGTAGGGGCACCAGCCACGCCACCGGAGTAAGGGTTAGGCGGCAGAGTGCCTGGCTTCTCCAGCGTCAGGGGGGTACCAACATCTATGATCGCAAGAGCGACCTCAGCCGCGACTGCATCCCAATCCTCAGCCATCACACCACCAGAACAGCAGGCATCCCGAAGGAGCAGAAAGGATTGAGCAATGCATCGATAGCAGGAGACATCGGAGAGTTCGAATCAATCCCGCCACGAAGCGTTCCGGAAGCCACAGTCCACTTGATCCCTTTGACTTCAGTCAGCACCTTGACTTGCGAAGGTGTGTAAGTCACGGACCAGAATCCAGGTTTTGTCAGCTCATAAGAGGCTGCGATGTACACTGCCTCTGTGACATTAGCATGATCCTCCGAGTATTCGGTCAGGAAACGCAGGATATAGTTCAGGCGAATGTAGTCAAATGCCCGTGTCAATGCGGCATTCGCGTCTGCATCTACAGCATTCGTAGGCGCCATATTGCCACGAAGAGCCGCGTAAGCGCGCCAGCCAGCTAGGGTGTAAGACGCCATATCATCCTCCAGAGTTACACGGGAAGTCTCTCGACCCCCCGTGCTGTCCTCTCGTCATCGCATCCCAAGCTCAGGTCTTGGGTTTGTCGTCGGCTTTCGCCGTTGCCTTGGCAGAAGCCAACTCGGTTTCCAGCATGCTGGTCTTCTTGTTGGCAGCTTCCAGTTCAACCTTCAGGCCCTCGATCTGCTTGTTGGCATCGTCGAGTTGGACAGTCACCTTCTGGTGAGCGTCGCCCGCTTCAGCGATAGCCTTGCGCAGAGCTTCCATTTCTTCGATCAAGGCACGAAGGTTCGCGTCACTTTCACTGTCGGTGGAAGCAGCAGCGATTGCCCCTGCCGGAACCAACAGACCTTCCTTGATCCAAGATTGGACACCGGAATTGGCCAAGACATCCTCGCCCAATTCCACTTCCTGGCCATGCAGGATTGCTTCGCCCGAAGGCAGAACCAACCCGCCAGCATTCATGCCGACGAACATTTGCTTCTTGTTGCCCATGATCAGATCCCCGTCACATACCGGACAGCCTTCGGCTTCCGGATCGACAGCGGCGCAAACCGGAACATGCCCGGAACGCGAACTGCGAGGTTGATCAACTGAGGCGGGATGAACCGCAACGGCATCGGCATATGCAGCTTCAGGACTTCAGGCGAACGCCGATAGACCACCATCTTCGACGTCAGGCGACGATCCGCCATGATGGTCAAGGGGCGACCAGTCATTGCAGTGTACACGTTGCCCTTCTGGATGAACTCCAGGATGGTCATCGAGCTCGTCGCATCGATCCGCTTGGTCGCGATGATGCCAAATTCGGCCAATGGCAGAACGATGGTGTCGGCCATCTCAATGCCTTCGGTCGAGGTCATCACCAGCGTCAGAGCGTTGTTGATGATGGCCAAGGTCTGCTCCGGCGTGCCAGCCGCGAAGGTCGTGCCAGCAGCGGCTGACGCGATGCCAGTCGTGTTGTACAGGCCTTCGTAGCCTTCCGCGCCGATCAGGGTGACTTCATCGACCATGGTCTCGAAAGCCAGACGAGCGGCGGCAGCACCGTCAGTCGGAAGCGAACGGCCCAACATCTGAGCTTGGCCAATCTCGATCAGGCCGAACTCGTAGCCGATCCCAGCGTCCAAGATGCCCTGCTCGAACTTGGTGCGCAGGATGTTGGCCAACGGGATGTCATCCCCGCGAGGACTGATCAGCTTCGCCTTGCCGACTGCGTCCTGCGTGAAGAAGGTAACGCTGGTCGCGAACTCATGCGCCGAAGTGTCCACCGGAACCATCTCGGCATAACGGATTGCCGGGTAAGGAATGGAGTAGACTTCGGTTTCGATATGGGACGTCTGGGAGACGACGAAGCCAAGAGCGGCCTGCGCGTCAACCATCATGTCCGAAGCAAAGATAGGTTTGTTCATGCTTGGCCCTTCCTTAGCCCAAGTAGACGCGAACGAGTGCGCCTGCGAGTGCAGTCGTCTCGAACTTCGCGCCAGCGATTGTGGTGACCAGACCAGCGCCAATGACGCCAGTGGCTGCGGTGAACGTCACCGGATCAGCCGGAGTGACGTTGTTCGAGGCGATGACCCAGACAGCACCCTTGCGGATGACGCCAGCGACTTCGCCAACGGCATACTGGTCAGCCGAACGGGTCTTGTCGGCAACAGTGATGCCTTCGAAGCCCGCGCCAGCCAGCTTGGCCGATCCGTCGGCAGTCCCGCGACCGACTGCGAGGCCAAAGGCAACGGCAGCAGTCTCGATCTTCCGCGACGCGACGTCACGGTTGCCGTTCAGTTCGGCAATCATCCCAGCATAGGCAGCGGCCATGCGAACGGGATAGGTGCCGATAGTGTCTTGGATGGGAGCCATTACACCTTCTCCTTCACTTTGTGGGCATCTTCAAGTCCTGCGACGTAGTTGTCGTAGGCGCTGACTTTGCCTTGTTGGGTTTGGTTGTCACGGACCGCGCCACGCAGAGGGTCTGCAGCGGTCTGTGCGGCACTGTCTTGCGACAGCAGATCGAACGCGGCATCGACATAGGCTTCCGACTTGTCGGCAACCGTGTCAGCGCCACGCAGCTTGGCCACAACCGCCCGCTTGATGGCGGCGTCGGACAAGCCAGCGGTCACCACGTCTTTGGCCAGCTTTGCTGCTTTAGCGACAAGGTCGCCACGGGCCTGGACGCGAGCGTCCAAAGCAGCATCGGTCAGGGCTTCGGCCTGGAGCTTCGCAATCTGCGCGTCCTTCTTGGCCAGATCAGCGTCCTTGGCCGCCATAATGGCGTCATTGGCAGCTTTGGCATCGGACAACTGCTTCGCGCTGTCCGACTTGAACTTCTCGATGGCTGCGACGTCAGCGACAGCAACACTCACTGCCGAATCGCCCAGAACCACCGTCTTAAGAGCATTATCAACCACTTGCGTAGTCCTTTCATCGCTCAAGGTGACAGGGCTCACGCCCCAGTTGACCGCATTGTCTCCAATACGGAAGTCAGGTCCAGCACGCCCACGGGGCACGATGGCAACATGATTGATCCGGATGTTCCGCTGAACGGCATCGTAAGCTTGGCCGTCTTCCGTGATTCCAGATTCGATTGACAGGTCGCATAGATAACCAGCAGACAGTTGCCGTGTTCCGGCTTCAACGTCGCTGATCGCTTGTGCGTCCTTGATGATCAACGGCAACTTGATCTTGCCATCAACCCATTCAGCCTCAGTGCTGACTTCGCCCTTGGCCAGCTTAGACCAGTTGTCAGCGGTAACCATCTCGGTCGGGTGCCCCATGGTCACTGGAGCATGAGTGAAGGTTGCGAGGCTCTTGACATCCTTCACTTCAGACTCAGGACGCCATACCCGGACGATCTTCTTGTCCGCAACTCCGCACTCATCGCCAGTGTAGAGCTGGATCCCAGTCCGCACAGCGAAGGCTTCCGCAATCAGATAGCCTTCGCTGCTCCTTCGCGTCCCGCTAAGGACAGCAGCATCTGTGTACCTCATGGCGCTTCCTCGTCCAATGCTTTCGCCTTCCAGTCTTCATCGATCTCTTCGAAGATCTCAGGCCCAAGCACGATCCGACCCTGATAAGGCTTCACGTTGCTTAGGTCAATCTCCTGATCCTTCCAACTGATCGTGATATGAGGCTGATAGTCGGGATAGTCATAAGACCCCCCGGCATCTATCACTGCCACATGTCTCCAAGCCAGTCGGCTGGATGTGAAGAGCAAGACAGTGGCCTCTCCGAACTGATCCATGAGGCGCGGCCCACCAGCCGCGATCACGAACTCTTCGTCGCCCCAGTCAGTGCCGACCTTCATCCAGTCGACTGGCTGCTTGCTGTATGCGATGGTCACATGCAGCTGGCTAGCGTCCATCGGTTCAGTGAAGCCTTGCGACTTCGCCCAAGCGATGATCTCTGCACCGTTGACAACATCCCTGCGAACATAGAGCGAACGGGGGGCTGCATCAGTGACTGGCTTCTTAGCCTTTGGCTTCGCGCCTTCGTCAACGTCTTCAGGCTCGTCCTCTTCGCCTAGATCTTCAGACTTAGGAAGCTTGTTACCTTCAGCGTAGAACTCTTCGACGTAGCCTTCGAGCCCAGGAGCAGCGCCACTCTCAGTGAGAGCATTGACCGCAGACTTGGCAACCGCCTCTTCAGGTACGCTCCCAAGACGGTTGAGCTTGTCGAAGGCCGACATGATCTTGTCTGCGTTCTCTGCACGTTCCTTCTGGGTCGGTTGCCACAGAGGCTTCCAGTTATAGTGCAGGTCAGCAGGCCGCGAGCCTAGAGCAGAGTAGATCAGGCACTCGTCCAAGTTAGCTGCAAGAGCAGGTTGGATCTTGAGCGTCTGCTCCACCTTCACGCGGTCGTAGTAAAGGCGAATGTCAGCGTCGCCTGTTGCCTGCATCCCAGCCGGAGACATCTCAAACAGGAGCGTCATCGGGATGCCAGCGTTAGCACTAGCGAGCTGCATCATGCGATCGATCACATCAGGAAGGCCAGCGAAGGACGCATTCTTCTGTTCGTACTCCTCAAGCACGTCCAGCAGCAGCATCCCGTTGATACCCTTGGCCGTGGCCGCCAGCATCACACGCTTAATGATCTCGTCTGAGTAGGCGGAACCGCGAGTGGCCAAGTTCACCATGAAGTCCGGGATCTTGACCACGTCAACCTTAGCTTCGTACACCAAGGAGTTCGTATTGTCCGCGACCTCATCAACCCGAATGAGGCTCTTGAGCATCCCAGGAAGTACACTGTCCCCCCAGCCATCATTGCTCATCATGCCATTCATATCGGCCATAGGCTCGATACCATGGAACAGGGCTACACGCGAAGGGTGCAGGCGAACCGCACTCTGAGCCACTTGCCAGTATCCGGGCTTGCCGAAGTCGGGCGAGGTCACGTCAGACACGAACTCTACAGGGTTCATGTTGATCCGCGACACGACGGTCAGATACTTCAGGCCTTCCTTACCAATCGAAGCAGGAAGCAGAGGCTGAGTTGGGTCAGCAGCGCCATCTCCGATGATGATAGCTGCACCACCATACAACCGAGCCAACTGCCGCGCCTTATAGACCTTGTACTTGAGGTCCAGGCGAGCCTCTTCAGCTTCGATCAGGCTGATGTCTGCCGCCTCAGCCTGCCACTCGCGCCACTCACGGCATGAATCCTCAGCAGGCAGGTCGACAGCACGACGCACTAGAGCAGAAGCCTTGTACGACGTATGGAGCTCCATCAGGTCTTGCTGGCCGAATATGTATTTGGCTGCACTCGCCTTATCGCGAGCAGTGCCCAATCCAGACACAAGATTAACCAAGTTGTCCCATACTCTAGCCATCAACCAATCCCGCCAAGTGTGTAGCTAGGCCCACTAAGAGCCGCAAAGGCCCTGCTCGTGCTATCTACATCGTCGTCATGCGCAGCCTCAGGGAAGCCCTCAAGGTTGCTGAACCATCTCTCGTTCCACTCACCACGGACCACGATCACGTTGCCTGCTTCCGCTTGCGCAGAGAACGGACTGAACCGGACGATCTTATCGCCAGTCTCAGGGCTGAACCGACAGTTGTATCCGGTCAACAGCTTAGCGTAAGAGGCCACTTGAGCCTTGCCTGCTTGCCCCGGATCCTGAGCCAAGTCCTGTACGGTCGTTATGCCGTCCTGAGACGCAGTGTTCTTTACTAAGCGTTCAACGCCCATTGGACTTAGGTGCTCGTTGACGTTGTCGTACACCACGTAGCGGCCATCAGCGGTGACGCCCATTTTAGTCCCGCTAGTGGCGTCAGGGTCATTGCCCTCGGTCACCGTAGTGCCAGCAAGGTCCCAGCCTCTAGCCTTCTTGATGCAGGCAGGAGCAACATCTACAACCTCAACCCATGAACGATTGAAGTACAGACCTGCTGCGGCCCGGATCTTCCAGTTACCGCCCAACAGACGCTCACGCTCGACCTTAGGCAGCGCAAGCAGCGACGCCATGTAGTTGGGGTCAGCCTGCATCAGCTTCTTGTTGTCTGTCAGCTTAGAAGCCACGAAGGTAACCGACTTAGGCGGGATCGGGACCATGTCGCCGAACTCGTCCTCCATCGTGTAGCCTTCAAGCTCTCGCTTGCTGTCAGCCCAGATGATCTTATCGCCTATCCGAACGAACCAGCGGATGTTGCCAGAACGCTCAGGTATCGCATACCCAGTGTTGGGGTCGATCCACCATGCTATGAAGCGTGCGACCCAGCTATCAGCGTCAGGGTTGCAACTAGCTCGCACATAGGGCCGAACACCGCACATGCTCCGGTTACGTGAGAGCATATAGAAGAACTGAGACTCAGAGAAGTGCGTCAGCTCATCGAACATGATCAAAGGGATCTGAGACCCTTGCCAGTCCTTAGTTGTCTTCTCATGCTCAAGGTGAGACATTGAGACAGAAGCTCCAGAAGGGAACTTCCAATCCAGAGTGCTGTCCCTAGGTTCGCCGCCAGCAGCAGGATAGAGCTTAATGCTCTCGTCCCAGAGACCGCCCTCGTTCCTGATCTGCTTGGTATTGCGGCGGAAGAAGACAGCGCCGAAGCCCGGTACGCCTATGTGGCGAAGGGCTTCAAGCAATAAGGCCCAAGTCTTCCCCCCGCCTGCAGCTCCACCGTAGATAGCGATGTCAGCAGAGGAAGCAAGGAAGGTCTCTTGCGGTCCCTGTTGCGGCCTGATTACGATCTCATGCTTGCTCATCGCCGTCATCGTTCTTCGGTGCTTCTACCGGATCGCGATTGTTGGATGGTAGCTGATAGGTTGTAACAGCTGGAAGCGGATGTTCTGGGTCAGATCCCAAAAGAGTTCTCTCGACTAAGTTGAGATCACGCATGATAATCTGGGCGTTGAACAGTCCGGCTGCAGCTCCAGAGAACTTCCAATCGTGCATCGCTTGCTCGGCAGCGACGACGACATCATGCAGGTCGGTGCGCTTTCTTCCTTGCTTGATGTCGCCCCAGAAGGTGCGTGACATCCCAGTCCAAAGCAGGATGCCATTCAAGGTAGGCGTGCGGGCCTTAGGGATGTCCTCAAGCGTAGAGTTGCCCTCGTAGGTGACGAGTTTCTTCTCCTGAAAGGGATTGCTTTCGACCCACTGGAAGTAGTCAGCGATAGCCTTCACAAGATCCGCGGGGTCATTGAACAACTTATTCGGCTGAAGCCTGTTGTTGAGACCGATAGCCCACAGGCTATTCCCCTTGACAAAAGGGGACGGCATCTTCGGGATTTCATCGCTTTGCATGGTTCTGCCTTTCGGGTTAATACCCAGGGGTCGGTCGCCTCTCAAACGAAGGTCGGTAAGCCCGATCGTCCCTAAATCTTCTCGACTTGATTCGCTTTCGCAGTCATGTCGAACTTATCTCCAGCGATGACAACGTCTTCGCCCACTATCTGCACCACCGGACCTGAGAAGCCCTTGAACGGGCCATCCTTCATCCGAACGGTCTTGCCTGCTAGGTCTTGTATGCTTATATCAGCAACGACCTTCTTCATCCTCTCAAGCGCGTCCCTAGGTTTCTCGCGCTTCCTGACACCCTTCTCGAAGAGCTTCAGATCTTCAATGTCCTGGTCTCGAGCGTAGCAGATCCCTACCGAAGTAGATATGAACCCAAACACTCCCTTGATCTGACACACGCTCGATAGTTCTTCATCTCCATCGCACCGGACGAATATGTAACCATCGAGCAGAGCAGTCTTGACCAATTCCCTCGTCTGCTTGCTGCGCACAGCGATATGCTTAGGCAGCTTCCTCCAACGCTTATAGACCGGGCAGTATGATTCGACTTCGGCTTCAAGAAGGATCTTGGCGCAGAGGTCTAACTCTTCTCCGAATCTCACAATCGCTACGGCCCAACGTCTCAAAGCGTTCTCCCTGAGTGCAACCGCAGCCTTGTTTTCCTTTTATCCCGCCAGATCGGCAGAAGCACGCGAAAAAGCATTAATTCCTCATCTTTTCCGCAACAAAGTTGTTAATGATCTCAACAAACCACTGATAATCCAGCTTCTTCATATCAACTGACCCAAGCTCAAGCTCAGACAAAGTTCCCATGAACCCCCCAGTGAGCTGCAGCGCTACCATCAACACCGTCTCGTCTTTCCTCAGGGTCATCCCATAACTCTGGCAGCCTAACCATAATGAATTGCGATGCCATCGGCGCTGGCTTGGCCTCAACTCCTTAACGACAGAAGCTCCGCGCTTCAACTCGCAGGGTTGCCAATAAGGACCAACAGGTATCCAACAGTCTGGCATGCCAGTGTCTGACCCAAGTCCCGGTTCCATAAATGAAACGGTCCCAGAGGGGAACCGACCGTCATCCCTAAGGATTGATCTCAGTTCACTCTCCAGGACCTTCCTAGCGCACATGGCGCTAACCGCCAATCACATCAGATTACTTGCCGTCGTTGTTCGGAACGTAGTTCTCGTCCTTGTAGGTCCGGTTCCGGACGATCTGGCTGATCGTGCCAGCGTTGGTGTCGAACTTTTCGGCCAGCTTGGCGTGCGACCAGATCGGCGTCCCAGCCTTCTCGGTGCCTTCTTCGTGGCGCAGCGAACGCAGTTGGCGAATCTCGCGCACTTGTTCCGGCGTATAGCGGCCAGGAGCAGGCCCACGTTCTTTCTTGGCCGGAGCGGCAGCGGTCGTGGCAGCATCGGCAGGCATGAAAGCAACGCCAGACATCAGCGCGCCCATATTCAGTTTCAGAAGGTTTTTCATAGCGTCCATCCTTGGTTCAAGTTAAGGTCTTCATCAGACTCATCCGACAGAATCACTTATCGCCCCACTGGACCGCAGAAGCATCACCTATTTGTCCCAATCTTGTTCTACCGCAACAGCCAGACAGCCACTACCTCTTTTAAAGGCCCAAGAAACGCCCCCCAACCATCCTTCTTGGTCACCAAACCATCTCCTGCTCTTTCACCTAACCCTTCAGATTTTATCCGTCGCAGATTATCTCCATGTTTTCACTCGGTTATTTCCGATCTCCTGCCTATAAGCATCCATCTCCTGCTCTTTCATCGTTTTTATCCGTCGCAGATTATCTCCATGTTTTCACTCGGTTATTTCCGATCTCCTGCCCTTTTATCCTCCTTTCTCTCCTTTTCTAGGTTTCTTTAGGACCAGTCGTTATTATTTTCTTAAAAGACCACATCATCTTCCTAAAAAGCCGGGGGGCGTTTTTCTTGGTTTATAGGCAGGAGATGCGAATTTTCCCAGCGATAACAAGGCTTTAATCTGCGACGGATAGCTTTTCCTAAAGAGCAGGAGATAACCCCTCTAAGAGCAGGAGATGCCACAAGAAACGCCCATTTTCGGCCGTTTACGCCTCTTTTGCTCCAGCACCATGCAACGTGGACCATGAACCTGACACTCTTTTCACAATTATTATCAACAAAGATTATCAAGAAAACCCATTATTAACAAAATAATATCTTTTTCCGCGTGCCAATGCGCCGCGCAACAGGCATACTGACCCTCAAGAACCAGCAAGAGGCACAAGATCTATGGCTAGAGAAGAATACGTCTTAGGTGACGAACAACAACCCGCGTCAACCACGTCAGGGCCACTGCTTCACCTGCCCTTCGACAAGGCCCGGTATGCCCTGCACAAGCCTCCATGCCAAGCCCTAGTGGCGAGCTTCTACGCGTCAGGGATCGACTACCTCGTTATGACGCACTACGGATGCTTCATAAGTGTCACCAAGAAGCAGACCCAGGCAATGATGGAGCTGGGAAGGTTCGCATGGATCGTCAACGCAAATCCTTGCCAAGCCTCTGGGACCCTGAAGCGTGGCCTGCAGATTGAGTTCTCTGAAGAGCTGACCAACTACCGTCCATTCTTCACTGAGAGGATGAACCGGGCAAGCGTTGAGCAGTTTAAGGACTTAGCTCACCTGATGAAGCTCAACAACAGGAAGCACTCCTTCGTCCTTGACCCCGTCACCGGGCTTCCTAGCAACCTTTATCCGCGCGTCGCGAGAGGAGACAACACCCATGCCTGAGATGAACCTGATCACACCGCTGTTGGCTTATGAGATCGAGATGGCTGCCAATCTCTGCGCCGATGCCTTCAAGGCCTTCAAAGCGGCAGACAAGCATTGGTTTGCGTTGGCCCCTTCGCTGGCTCATTTTGCCATGCAGACGGACACCTCACGCTTGCTGGTCGAGGATGGCTATGATGCCAACCCAACGGCCTACACGGCAATCCTGCGGTTGTACGCCAAGTACCTGCGCAACGCTGGGCTCTACGTGGCCCCTCGCATGTGGATCGGCGACAAGCACCACACCTCAGTGTGGCTGAGCGACAAGGACAAGACCGCCCACTTCCGCGTTAGGGCCACCATTGACCATGGTTCTCCAGCCAACGGGGGGCGAGCCCAGTATGACTACAGCAAGAAGTGGAGTTTCGGAGATGAGTGAGATCAAGACAGAGGTTCCCCCCGGCATTCCTGGGCTGGATCTGCAGCAGTCTCCTTACGTTAAGGAACTGAACCAGCAGGCCTTCAACCGGGCCTTCCTCCACCTCACCGCAAAAGACGCTGCAGGGGCTGTGTTGGCGGCGCTGACTGAGCGCTTCGGACCATGGGAAGCGGAGACGATCCTGGAGACTGCGACGCTAGCTGCAAGGAGACAGCGCAATGGGTAATCAATTACTTGTCGATGGGCTGCAGAGCGAGATTAACTTCCTGCGAACCGTCCTGGAAGACCTTCGGATTCGCGAGCTTGGGCTCAAGACCCACAAGCAGGACATCCTCGAAGACATCCTCAGGCTGCGTCGTCAGCAACATGCCTACAAGCTGGAAGATCCGACGGTGGTGTACAAATGATGGACTTCTTCGCAAACTTATTCATGTGCAAGCCGGGAAGACAGTTCGGTATCCATGGGACAGTGCTCACCAACTGCGGCGGCATGGAAGACGCTGAACTGTGCCTGCGCTGCGGACTGGAGTATTACCCGACCATCATGAGAGGAATGATAGCGCAAGAGAAGAGGGAAATCAAGGTTCCGGAAGACTGGCCTGCTATTGAGGCGGCGAGGAAGCTCCCAGGAGGGATCGACTGTGACTGAACATCAATCATGGGCTGAGGCAGATTGGCTTCCGGAAGGTGAACCAGTTGATGGGCTCACTCTTCGTGCAGACGGCTGGGCTTACTGGTTCTCTGACGACTACGAGCTAACCGAGTTCAAGACTATAGCCATGGTCCTTGGGGAGCCGGATGTGGACTTCAGGACGCTTATCTATTCTGCAAGGGTCCGTGATGGCAAGACCCTGTACCATGGTCAATTCGTAATCAGCCCCCCGGCATGGGCGCGGCTGCAAGCTTACTTAAATCAGAAAGGGAAACCAACATGACCACGATTGAGTTCGCAATCATTGTTCTCTGCGTCTTGCTGATCTTCTTGCCACCGAAGATCAGATAACAAGTTTAGTGATATCAGAGAGTGTCATTCGTCTGGAGTTCAGGCATAACTGAACCAGAGGCTTAACAAACTGGAGGAACTTGAGATGAAGATGATGGTAATCATAATGCTTGCCGCCTTGATGTCGGGCTGCACACAACAAAACACGGGCGCGCTGATCTGGGCGATTGGCGAGGCGTCATCAACAACGGGATCAACGCGATGAACTGGAAGCCGATTGAGACCGCGCCAAAGAATGGGAAACCTTTCATTGCGCACGAAAATGGCGATGCTTATAAGTGCTGGTGGCACCGTGACGATACAGAAGGCGATTATTGGCAGAACGAAGCCGATAGTGAACCTAATCCTGATCTATGGATCGAATGGCCCACGACACCAACAGATGAAACAGGGAGCCGCTGATATGCCGCAAACAACGCCAGAGCGCGCGGCCCGTTGGCCGGGTATGGATGCAGAGGCTTGCAAATTCTTGGAGGACAGTGGCTTCCGTTGCAGCCGCGATTGGGAGTGGTCTCACCCAGAAAAGAAGAAGGTTGAAGATCTGACTGAACGTGAAGCGGATGCAATCATATATCTCATCGAGGAATGGGATTACGGCGGCTTCACTCCCGTCACATTGACCGATAGGGGAGCGTGATGACTGAACCCTTCATCGGAAAGCGCACGATCTATGATGAGGTCGGCGAAAGCCGGACGCCCTACATGACGCGTGCGTGGATCGGGCGTCTACGCCTTCACATCTTCTATCGCGGCGACAACGACCCGGACCCGCATGATCATCCATGGGACTTCTGGACCTTCCCGTTGACGTCTTATCTTGAGGACGTCACTACGCAGTTGCGAGATGCTGTAGCTGAGGGTCGTCCGGAACCATCGCCAAGATACCAGAAGCGCCTTCAGCTAGTCTGCGCGTGGCGATGGCATTATCGCCACGCGGAATATTGCCATCGTGTCATCGGTCGGGCGGTCGAACGCTACAAGGATGATTACAAGATTCTTCCGGGTAAGATCGTAACCATCGTCTGGATTCGGAAGCGAGACCGTCGCTGGGGTTTCTTGAAGCAACGGGACGGTAAATGGTGCTGGGTGCACTGGAAAGAATACATCTACCGTGGCGGCAAGGACGCACCATGTCAACCGCCGAAGGACAGGAGTGAGTAATGGCTAAAGTCGTTATCACTAAATGGGCGTGCGACCGTTGCGGCGAAGTCCACGAGAAGCAG